CAAAAAAAAGGGACCCGAAGGTCCCTTTTAAATACCCTTCTTGCGCGGGTTTCTTGATTACATCAAGTTTTTCACACCAAAGATACGGTAGTACACGTTTGAACGTGCGTTGATAATACCGTTGCCTTGTGTCAAGCCTTGTGCAAATGGGTTTGCAACCATGCCATAACGAGTCTTGAAACCAATTTTTGGTTGGAATGTGAACTGGTCAACTGCACGAACCATTTGTAGAGGAACGTATGGGCAGTAGAACAAACCAGCGTCATAAGGTGAAGAACCTTTGTAACCAACTGTTACCAATTCTTGGTTAGATGTGTAACCACCGAAGTATGGGTCGATGTATACTTTGATACGACCGTGCAACATACCAGCGAATGTGTTACCTGTATCGTCAACTTGTAGGTCAGCAGATAGAGCAGGTGTATATGACAACACGCCAGCCATAGCCATAGCAGATGCAACGTCTGAAGAAACGATCAGAACGTTACCTTTACCTCTACGAGTTTGTTTTGCAATAACGTTAGCATCACGTTCGATTTGGAAAATCAAACCTTTGAAACGTTCAACAGACCAACGACCGTTAGAGTCTGTGTCCAAGTCGAAGTAACCAGCTGTTGTAGTACCGTATTGAGCACCTGGAACAGCAGAAGTGTACACTGTACGGATAACTTCACGGTTGATTTCAGCCAAGATTTCTGTAGACAGAATGTTAGACAATTCTGTTTCTGCATCCAAACCGTGGATAGCTTTCAAGTCTTGAGCAAGTTCAAGTGAGTATTCTGCTTTCAATGCACGGCTTTGAGCAGTAACAGTAACTTTCTCGATAGAGAATGCCATTTGTTGGAAAGCTGTGTTGTTGTCAGAACCCAAGTATTCAGCAAGAGCTGTAGGCATACCAACACCAGTTGTGAAGGCGTTAGCAGTTTCGTTTGCAATTGCGTTGTTTGAAGTATCTGAAGAAACAGTACCTTGGAAACCGTAGTTGTTGTAAGGTGCGTTAGCAGATGTGTTACCAGAGAAGATTGTGTTAGCTTCGTTGAAGAATGCTTCAGAACCTGTTTGGTTAGCGTAACGAGCACGCATTGCGAAAATCAAACCTGTTGGTCCTGTCATTGGTTGAACGCCAGCGATATCGTAAGCGATCAAGTTAGGCAATGCACGGCGAACCAAAGAGATCAAGATTGGGTCAAAGTTTTGTACTGCTGAACCTGTTGCGTTGGTTGGGCCACCATCTGCAACTTCGTTCAACATACGAGCGTCTTGACGCAAAGCTGTTTGTTGGTTTTCTAGAACCAATGTTGTAACAGCACGTTTGTATGGGTCTTTGATAGACTCAAGTTCTGGGTGGTCCAAAACTGGAGCCCATTTTTGTTGAAGGTCTTCTGTTAGATACATTATAGTTTCTCCTTATGTTAGTATCTTATTGATAAAATTTATTTATCCTTTGAGGGTTTGTGAAATTGTTTTTGCATATTGTTCCATCATAGGATCAATACTAGATTTTTTCTTAGGTGTAGAATCATCTTCTACAACAACTTCTTCATTCAAAGATTCTGCATCAGCAACTTTAACTTCTGCTTTGAAATATGATTCTTTCAAAGTTTCTAGTTTCTGTGCAAATTCTTCTTCTGTGGTAAATTCCACACCCTCTGCGAGTGACTTCAATTTTTCCACTTGAGTTTGAGTTAGGCCTTCACAAACTGCGTGTACAGCCTCTACTTTTTTGTGTTCATTTAGTTCTTTTTTCAACTGAACTGCTGATGTGATTTGTTCGTTCAAAGAGCTTTCTAGTTCTTCTACTTTAGCAACCAATTCTTCAACAACATCAACTTTGTCAGTTGGAATATCAATGTGGTGTTTGATGAATACATCACGCAATTCTGTGATGAATTCTTCTACGATTTCTTGACGTAGACCTTTTTCAATTGCGATTTGGTTGTCGTTATACCATTCTTCTGTGAAGTAGTTTAGGTAGTCGTCAACTTTAGTTGCCAAATCGTCTTTGTAAGATTCAACAGCTTCTTCAAACTGTTCCATCAATTCGTTTTCAACAGATTCTACCAACTCACTAACACGAGCTGTAACTGCTGCTTCGAAAATTGTTTGTGCTTTAGATTTGAAATCTTCAGACAATTGTTCACCAGAGAACAATGCATCCATATCTTCACCGTATGTTTGAATACCAACGCCACCAGCGTTTGTAGCCATCATTTGTGGTGCCAATTTGCCAGCGATACGATCACGGATGGCTTCGTAGTTTGTTGCATCTGATTTAGTTGGAGTCATAATGTCTGAACGGCCCATAGTTTGTCCTGGTTGACCAGTAAGAGTTTTTGCACCAACACCGTCTTGTTGTGAACCGACTGGAGGTGTTGCACCTGGAGGTGTTGCAGAAGGTGTACCTTTTGTATAGTCAGGTAGTTTGTCTGTCAAAGCACGTTCTGGTGATTGACCAATTTCGCCTGCATCTTGTTGACCTGTAACGGCAGATGTAGGTAGTTTGTCTTTACCAACAGAACCTCTCATTTTACCTTGTGTACCATCGTCAGAACGTTGGCTCTTTTTAGATGCAATGTTAGCGTCAAAAGTTGATTTTGAATCTTCAGTCAAAATAGCTTTAGCGGCATCAGATAGGTTTAGTTTTCCCATTTTTGAAAATCTCCTTGTTTTCTATATTGGATATTTATATTTAAAGTTTTTTCAGGAAGTTTTCGAATATCATTAGACTGACAGCATCAATGTCTTTTTGTGATGCTTCACGAATTTGTTTCTTTGCTTGATCCAAATTCATTTCTGTCCAAATGCCGTCTACCAACATCCATTCTTTTCCTTCCATAATTCCCTGTACAAAAGCACCAGGCGCAGAAGGGTCTGCTACGATATCTGCCGCTGTGGCTAGATGAAAGTCATCTTGAACAATGTTAACACCGTTGATTGCTTTTAGAGAACCCATACCACGAGAAGACACACCAAGTTGGCCGCCACCTTCGATTAGGTTTCTTGCAATGTTACCCATTGGAGTTTCAAGAATTTTTGCTTTACCGACCCAAACGTTACCTTCTTGACGAAGTGACACATTTAAATGTGATACACGGTCTAGGTTAAGTGTTGGAGTGTCTGGGTGTCCCAGTTCACCGAAAGCACGATTTTTATTAATGTATTCTTGTGTGTAACGTTGTACTTCTTTTTCCATTGTTTCACGTAGATACTTACGACCGTTACGATTAACGGCTTCGGCCACGAGAAAAGGACCCTCGATATACAAAGATTTTTTGCCGTCTTTTTCTTCGACCAAATATTTTACGTCTTCAACGACTTCTTTAATGAGTTTCATTTTCTCATTGCCTTTCTTTTATTATGGTTTCAATGCATATGAGCCGTAGTTGAACGCTGCTGGATCGTTCAATTGACCACGGTTATACATTTGGTTATTCTTACGCAAAGAGATAATCAATGTGTATGCAGAGTTAGCAACGGCACCAGATGTTGCAACACCAATGTCACCAACGCCTGCGTTAGCTGAAACACCCAATCCTGAGTTGTTCAGAATAGATGGAACTTGTTCACCGTTACCGTAATCTGAGTTGCTGTTAAAGTGGAAAATGGTTGCAGCGTTCGCATACTGTTGAGCATAGTTTGACCCTGCACCAGACCAGAACATTTCAACAGAACCTGTACCAGTTGTTGTAAAGTTAACAAAAGCTTTAACGCCAGTAATTTGCAAATCATAATAAGATAACGCTGTGTTAGCTGCACCGCCTTGTGAGTTAGCAACCAAATAACCGTTAGTAGCCAAAGCATTTGTTAATGAATTTGCTTGGATACGAGAACTGTTTGCTTCTTGAGAAGAACCATCAAACGTGCCAGTTAATTTAATAACAGCATCTGTTTGTGTATCTCTCAATACTTGATATGTGTATTTATTGGCCATTTTTTATCCTATTTATTCCGCTGATGTGGTTTCTGGTTCAGCAGTAACAACTTCTTCTTCAGGCTGAATCAATGTTTTTGCAATCACTTGTTTTTGTGATTCGATGTGATTCATAACTCTGTCATGCAAAGCTGCATAGAAAGCTTCACGAGCTCCAGCACCTTCGTCTCTTGCTGAGTAGTCAATAATTTGTCTTGTTAAGTCTGTCATTTTGTTCTCCAAATTAAAATATTTATAGAACCTGTCTGATTCTACTTATGATACCTGGTGACGACTCTTTCACTTGTTCATCATCATCGGCTTGATTTTGTTGCATTTGTTGTTGTGTTTGAATATCGCCAACCATTTGTTGTTGCATTGCCGCATTGGAAACACCAACTGGCAAACCAATACCCAAAGCTTTTTCTTCTTCCATTTCAGAAGTCATTGCTGAAATGTCATCATCGTTCATACGTAGAACATGACGTTGAATCCAAGCTTGTGAGTAATAACGACCAACATAAGGGTCAACCGCACCCAACAAAGACAAACGTTCTTTCATTAATTCTGCATCTTTTAATTCTGCAAAATTGTTGTCTTTAATAAAGTCGTAGTGAATGTGTTCTTTGAACTCATCCCATTCTTCTGCTGTACAGATGCCTTTCAACACACATTGTGTCTTTAGAGCTCTATCAAACAAGTCAGAGAACTTAGTACGTAGACGGTCCACAAACTTAGTGAACTTCAATTCGTCACGAGTAATTTCTGATACACGACCCATAGAGAAACCAGAGTTCTCAGGATTCAATCTGGAGACAGGAACGTTTAATGCTTTATACAGTTTCTTCTCAAAGTACTTAACGTCTTCCAGCTCACCCAGGTTCTGTCCTCCAGGTAGTGTGGTAATTTCTGTACCTTTACCGCCTTCTCTACGTGGCAACCAGAAGTCTTCCATCATGGACATGAATTTACGGTCATCACGTACTTCACCTGTGTTAGCATCATATACAAGTTTGTTCTTGTACTTAACCATAATGTCACGTAGGTATTGTTCTGCTTTTAATTTTGGTAAGTTACCAACGTCAATGTAGAAAATACGGCGTTCTGGCGCACGAGAGATACGATAGATAACTGTCGCATCTTCAATCATACGCAACTGGTTTAACGGTTTAATAGCTTTATGCAGATATGATAGAACCACAGCTCTACGAGAATCCATAAGACCACTAACGACAGAAATAATAGAATCAGTCGTAATACGGACCCCAACAGGACCAAAACTACTAGAAGAACCAGTAGTAACCTTGTCATTGAAAATGTAGTATTCATTGATAACATTCATGATATCTACGCCGGTACGTTCGTCTTTTTTCTTTTTAACTTCACGTACTTTACGTAGTTTGCGTGGATCAATATAACGTAACTCTCTAATACCTTGTGTTGGGTCATCACGGTTAATGATGATGTGGTAGTAAAGTCTTCCGTCAACGTAGAATCTACGGAAAACATCTTGTGCCATATTACCGTAGTTCAGCAATTTCAAAATTGTTTGAAACTCGCCTTTGATAGCCTTCTTAATTTTGTCTGGAACGTTTAGATCATCCAGAACAATTTGAATTGATTTACCGTCATCGTCATGGCAGATTGCTTCGTTGATAATATCATCGATTGCAGATTCGATTTCTGGCTGCATTGCCATTTCACGGTATCGAGAAATCAACTCGACTTCGTTTTTAGCTGTACCGTCTAAGTCAACATAGGTACCATAATAAGCGGCAGACGTAATGGTAAGCGCACCGTCATCATTAGACGGTGGGCTAAAAGATTGTTCTATTTTACCATCACCCTCGTTTTTCTCACGAGAGATTGTAAAACCAAACAAAGAAAATTTATTAAATTGTGATGCCATATTAGTCCTATTTCAATTCAAAAACGCATAGGGGGAACAAGTCCCCCATAAAAATATCAAGTTGTAGTATTTGAAGTCCAGTATTGGAAAGCAAATGTTGTGGAATATTCTTCGATAGCATCGTTAGAACCCCAATCCAAATCAATTGGTGCAACATCTACTGGGAACAAGCCAACAAATGTGTAAGATTTCAATACATTACCAGTTTTGCCGTATTGTGTAACGATAGCATCTACTGCATAGTTAGAAGGATTCAACGCAGCGCCTGAGCGAACGTTACCTTCATTACTATTTATAGAGTTCATCCAAGACTCTAGGGCATTACGAACAATGAAATCTTCATCGTTAATGATTTGCAATGTCCAGTCTGTGAAAGTTCTGTTACCTGCAAATTTGATTTCGCGGCCAAAGTAGTACAATGGTACTTGGCCGATAGTAGAACCTGGTAGTTGTGCAGCTTTAGCCATGAAAGTAGTTTTCTGACCGGCTGCGTTACCATTTGTTGCAATTGTTGGAAATACTAATGTTACAGAAAACAGGTTAGGACGTGCGCCGTCCCCTACCAAGTTTGATCTGAAATCAGAGATTGTAAAAGCCATTTTTTTCTCCTTGTCGTATTATTTATTGAGTTGTTCCAACGATTGTATTGAAGTCAACTCCAGTTCCAACTGCGACAAAGTTCAATTGAATGTAATTTGTTGAACGTGCTGGCTGAATGTAAATGTCACCAACAAATTGGTTTGCATTTACAACCGCAGGAGTATTGTTTGTTGAATCGCAAACAACTTTGAAGCTTGTGATACCACGGCGACCTTGAACGTCACGCAAGAACGGAGTTACAAGAGAAACAAACTGTGCTTGTGTAAATGAATCGTTAAATTCAAACAATGAATATTGTGAAGCTTTAGCAATTGTTTTTTCTAGAACAATAAACAATCTGCGAACGTTGATGTGGTCAAATGCAGATGGTTTAACTGTCAAGGTTTTGTCACCGAATAGTATGGTACCCTGGCCAGGGAAAGAAACAACTGGGTTAACGCCTTGTGCATACAATTGGTCACGATATGTTTTGGATGGGTTCCATGCCAAACGAACAACGTTCTTAACTGCACCACGGTTGAAACCTGCTGGAGAGTACCATGGGTCACGTACTGAGTCTGTGTATACACATAGACCTGCAACGTCACCGTTCAATGGAATCCAACGGTATGTTTGATTGTACTTGTCGTACATATATTTCCAACCAGAGTCGGCAACAACGTATGTAGAAGAACGTGCCAAACTACCCAACCATGTTGTGATGTTAGCTGCTTCTGAACCAGATTGGTTAACAACAGAAGATTGTGGTGGAGAAATGAACGCCACGCAATCTAGACGAGTTGAAACTAGGTTGTCAATAATGTATTGTTGTAATTGTGTGTCAGCTGCACCAGTCAAAACCAACGAAATATCAATTGATTCTTTATTTGCGAATAGAGAATATGATGTTTGTAGGTTAGAATCTGAACCAACATCGTCAGTACCACCAGAAAGTGGTGTAGAAGTGTTAGCTGTTGCAGTTCTTGCAAATGTTGTGTTAGCAGCAATTTTGCCCCATGTTGAAGCGCAATCTGCATAGTCTACTGCATCAACACCAAAAACGTATTGTGATTGGTTAAACAATACTTGTTTCCAATAGTTTGTGTTGTTGTTAATTTCTGCATCGACAGCTTTAGACACCCATGAAAAAGTTTCCAACACAGTACCTTTTGTACCAGTGAACAAACCACCAGCGTCTGTAACTACAATGTGGAACTCATCGTTTGCACCGCCAGCGTTTGCTACGTATGTAGAAGTGCCTGGAACAGAGTTAACGATAGAACTCCAGTTGCGAGTTACGCCACCGGAAGTGAATGTTGAAATTGAGAACAATTGTGAGTTAGCTGAGTCGAATGTATCAACTTGCAATGAGTTACCCAAAGCACCTGGATATTTTGCAATGAAAGCACCAAACAAGTTGGAGTTGCCGTTTGCAATATAGTTGTTTGCTTGGAAAGTATCTTTGTTACTGTTTGTTACTACAGCTTGGGAGTTTGCAGATGCGTTGTGTGCGTTTGCACCAACAGAACGTACAAATTGCAAATTATTACCATAAGACAAGAAACTTGTTGCAGTAAAGAAGCCTGTTGCAGAGTTTGCGTCAGGACCTTGTGGTGCAAAGTTGTTTACTAAGTAGTTTTCGTCTGTTACGGTGATGATTTTTTGCGCTGGGCCCCAAGGTGTGTATGTCGCAAAGGCACCAGCAGTAGTTGAAACTGAAGGAACAATCGTTGTTAAGTCAACTTCAGTTACATTTACTCCTGGAGAGAGTTGAAATGCCATTTTTTTCTCCTTGATTATTATGTTTTTAGGTAGCAAATACCATAAAACTATTTATCAAACGATGGATTTAGAATTATCTCATCATTTCTTTGAACCACTCTGCATAAGGTGCGTTGGAATCAGCTTTTTCCCATACATCACCACCCATAACTTCGAAAGGATGATCCATTCCGTTGTCCACAACCGGTGCTGGGGGAGTAATTTCATCAACTTGGTTGATACTTTCCAATTGGACCTGTTTTCTCAGATCATGGTTTACGATTTCTTTAAAATATTTTTGGGTAGTTACCCAAGCAAACATAACCAAACACATAGCCAAGTCATCAGTTGCTTCTTCTTCAGCAGCAAAAGAGTTCTTTTTGGCTACAAATGTTGTCAACTCTGAATAAGTATCAAAGTCATTAATGATGAGTTTGTCACCTTCAACCAATGTTTTCAAGTTAGAACATCCAATGCGTTTCACCTGCGGTGACATTTTGACGCCTAACTGAATACCTCTTGCAAAGCCAGCAGATAGTTGCTGCGGCTTTTTATTACCTGTGAAAACTTTCCATAGATTTTCGTACTCTAGTTCTGCGTGTAGAGTATCTGCAATCTGTGGTGTGTTATTGATTTCAACCAATACATATGCATCGTTGTAGTATTTAGCCGCATTGTAAATTATGGTTGGGAATAGAATTGGAGAAACAGATGATGACTTATAGGATGCAACCTGTTTGTATGGTAGAGTAGAAATATCAAAGACAGAGAAGGCTGAACAGTCCAGTCCTTTTCCTTCAGAAACGTCAACTGTGATTGCATACAGGTGGTCTTTGACTTGTGTTTCACCGTCTTCTTTGATTGGTTGTTCGTAGATTCTGAGTAGATCATGTTCTGCAATAGGATTCTTATATGAAATCTGTTGCAGTTTCATACCAGAAATCAAGGTGTTTGTAGAACCTAAGAACGTGGTGTTAAACTCTTGTTCAAACTGACGTTCAGATGTATTTCGGATTGTTTCTTCTTTCCAAGCCTCATCACGACCAGGAACTTGTGACCAGTGAATCTCAAACGGCACATAGTTACTACGTTTCTCAACCGCATCCATCCACATCTTATAGAACAGGTTCATACCGTTCGGTGTAGACACAATCAAAATCTTGGTTTGTGTACCAGATGTAATAACCGGATAAACTGAAGTGATAAAGTCGTATGCGATGTTAGAAGGAACGAAAGCAAATTCGTCCAAGAACACAATGTTGTATGCACCAGAACGAGCCGCAGAACTTGATGTTGAGTCTGCAATAATGATTGAACCGTTTTCTAATTCAACAGAACGTTTGTTCCATTCAATGACACCTTGTTGCAACCAGATAGGCAAGTTTTCGTATGCCAACTGAAGTTTACCAAGAATATCTTGTGAAGTTTTACCTTTGTTAGCCAGAATAGCAACCTTCTGTGCATCTTTGAATAGAATAGTCCAAAGGAGATATGCAACAGCTGTGGTGGTTTTACCAACCTGACGAGGACACTTAACGATAACAAAACGGTTATCTTTAAATGTATTAATCATGTCCTCTTGAAAATCATACATCTCAAAAGGTACGTAACCCTGATCCAAAGAGATAATGGTGATATATCTAGCAAAGTATACAGGATCACGAGCACATCTTATGTACTCATCAACTTGTTCTTTAGAATACTGTATAGGTACCCCGGCTCTTTTGAGCTTAGGGTTATCACGATAATTAGTTTTTAGACTCATTCTTCAACATCTTTGCAAGTTCATCGGTTGAGCCAATGAATACCGCTTTATCAATATTCGTATTGTTGACTTCTTTTTTCTTGCCATCCATTTCACGCATTTGTTTTTGCACGGCTAGTAATTCTTTGTTTGCATCAACCACGTTTTTCAATAGTGTTCCGTATACTTCAAATGCTCTTGGGTGTTGACCTGCTTTGGCAATCTGTAAGATTTCTTCCATAGCATCTTTACCTTGGTCAATCAAATCTTGTAAGTTAGATTTAGTTTGTTCATATGCATCTGTCAAGTCCTGTTTTAGGTCAGGCTCGTCATCTACCGGTATTACAGGTAGTCTTTCTGCTTTTTGAACTACTGGTGTTGCAGATACATCAAAAAGTTGTTCCATATTTTTGTCGAATGTATTCATAGTATTATGTAGGCGTTGATCCGTTATATCTAGTTAACCAATATGTGGCGTTTTGTGCATGTTCAGCCGCAGACAAAGCTCTACTGTATGCATGTGCAGCTGCAATATCACCGTTGAAACCTGGAATAGTTTGTGTTGCACCGATAACCGGAGTAGTTGCTGATGGTCCCACCGCAGTTGTTGCACTATTACCAACAGGACTTCCGTTTACATATAATGTCCAACCACTTGATGGATTAAATGTCACACTAACATAATACCAAGTATTAGCACTTTCTGTTCCGGTGGTTTGTGACACATCGGTGTAGGCCGAAGATGTGTGATTACCTGCACAGAAAATATTTTGGCCGTTGTTAAACCAAGTAGTATCTCTTGCCTCAGCGGAACACTGTAAGTATCCTGCACCCATTGGTGCACCTGTTGTACCCTTACCTCGAATCACGGCACCTTTAGTATAACTCACACTAGCGTTCATAAATGCACTAGGTGCTTTAGCCCAATTTTGATTGTTTGCATGAAAATATGCTGTGCTAGTTCCTAAATTGACTACGTTAGCAGTCGTAGTCCATGGAACAGTTGTGCCATTACCTGTATAGAATGTAAAGTTTCTTGCGTTACCGCTTGTATCTGGCCAAGTATTGCCTGATACATAATTTGCCATATCAAGTAAATATACTACGTTTCCTGTAACTAATGTACTTGTACTTAAAGAAATCAAATTATTATTCATCACCATCATTGCAGACAACATTAGACAACTCCAGTTCCGTTGATGTACCAGGTATTTGCAGCTGTCATAATCAATGTTGCCATACCATATGTTGTAACATTTCGTGATGCACTTGTTGTATTGCCTGCAAGATACATCGACACACCAGTATTTGGTGTTATTGAGACGTTTGATGAGGTGTGTGAAATGATTGTAATTGTTGTACCATTTGCAAAAGTGGTATTAGAAGTCCAAGGAAGATATAAGTTTACCACAGAACCATTGGTATAATATAGGTGTTTACCTGCATCCGTATTTGCTAATACATAGTTTGCTGATTGTGCGTTTTGTGGTATAATTGTGGCTGCAATGTTTGCTTCCACAAAAGCCGCATTTGCTTGAGTAAATATTATGTTTGCATAACTCAACAATGCATCCGTATTTGCTTGTGCAAAAGCCGCATTAGCGGTATTCCATGCAAGTTGAATATTGGTATTTTGTGTTGAATCTACACCAACTGATATGTTTGCTTGTGCAAAAGCCGCATTGGCTTGTATAAAGGCCGCATTGGCTATTCCTGATCCAGAGTTGTTTGCTTGTGTGAAAGCGGCATTGGCTTGATTATATGCAGACTGTGATAATGTTCTTGCGGTATTATCTGTCGCATAACCGGTAAATGCGGAATATTGATATGTTGTATCAGGGAATGTGATACCACCATAATTGATAACTAAATCATTTGGAAAATGTGTTCTACCACCGGTATCAAATTTTGTTTGGTTACTATTAACAGTAATGATTAGACCATTAGCGTATGCGCCGTCAGGTACGTCTGTTATTTTTGAAGAATTTGGTAAAACAAATTCACCATATTTGTTCATTGTCCAGTATGGCGCACTACCACTTGTAGCTGTATAAAAGTAAATATTACCATCGGTATAAATTTGTACTTGAGCGTAAGGACCTTCTTGTGCTTCGAAACCATTAATGTCATTCAAAGAATTTGCGCTGACTGTGATAAGACTAACATTTGAAAGATTGGGATCGTAAACGTCCCCTGTTATTGCTTGATTTTTTGCAAAAGTTACTCTAGGTGTATCAGTTGTATTACCACCAACAAGAATGGTACTTACATTTATAACGCCACCATACACAGGAAGATATCCAGCTACATTCGAATTACCATATGAACTTGTCGAAGTTAATCCTTGAACAAACGATTCTGTAGCCAAACGTGAACCACCTGATGTTATACCATCATGTACAGTTAACGTTTTGTTTGTTAAATCAACCATCAGCTCACCTTCCAAACCTGTTAGGTTTGCTAGAGCCGTGTTTGCATATCTTCTAAACTGTAATTGTTTTGTCATTGCATTAAATCGTATTCGTTAAATATAAACGGTGGAGGTCCAGCCGGTGCAAATACAATTTGGTTGTTTGAATTGCCTGTGACAACCACAGGTGCACCATTACCTTCTTGTATAAAAGTGGTAAATGTATATAGACTATTTGCAGCAGCAGTATTTGGATTAGGAATAACTCCAACAGTAGATAGTGTGGTAGGTACTGGACCCAATATACTATATGAAGAAAACTCATAACTAGCCGCACTGTTATTTCCAACAATTGGACTGCCAGTGACAAAATTTCCTGTTAAGTTTGTTAAATACAAACTGCCGTTTGCAAAGCTTTGAACTATGCCTGTTGCAACGGCCGTACCAACAGAATATCCTTGATATACCAATTCACCAATTTGATACACTCCAGTACCAGGAGTTGTCATGTTAAACACTACTGTATCGTTCTGTGATGTGTTTTGAATAATATTTGTGATTGATGTTGTAATCAAGTTTGCTGGACCAGAAGGAGCCACAAACAAATAACCTTTGACGGTAAAATTTAAAGTCCAAATGATTGTTCTTGTTTCTGATTTGAAGTCACCTTCATAACCAGTTTCGTAGTTTGTTCCTGTCAATACGATAGGAATTTCTCTTACAATTCCTACATCAGGAAGAACATTCACTTTGATTGTGTAGTCTGGTGTAAAGAACGGAAGAATACGTTCAATAACCTGAACACCGTCTTCTTCATTTCTTGTGTAAATGTAAAGTTGAAAATCAAAATTGTAGGGAACTGGATTGTAATATGATTTAACACCTGAACCGGTGTTAGTAAAATTTCTTTGATTTGTTAATTGTTTTCTTGACGCATCATATTCCAATCCAGTCATTTCAAATGACATAGCTGGTAATGTATTTTGTACACTACGGTCTAGATTAGGATCACCCTGCAAACGTGATAGATATTTTTCTTTGTTTGCATACTGAATAGGCACCAAGAATCTCATGTTCTCTGTACCATCATCGTTGTAACGAGTGATTTGAATTCTGTTAAACAAATTACCAAAGCCAAGAGTTATAGCTCTGATTGAACTTGTAAACTGGTTGGTTGAGGTGTAATCTGGAGTCATTGACATTATATGTTACCTATGTTTCCAAATGGATTAATTTCTGAAATGTCAACAACATTGTTTGCAGAATCTTCGATATACTTGTTATCGTATGGCATATAGTTGTCTGCGATATTTGTTGGATCAAATGATAACAAACTCCAAGAAGCACCACTTGTCTGGCCATATACGTTACCTGATGTAAATTGTCCTACAACATTTGTGATTGTCAATGAAGAAGAAGGGTAATCCCAGATTGTAACGATGCCAGTTGATGTGGCATTTGCATATGTTGCATCTGCACTTTGATATACAACTTCACGATTGACAAAATCGCCATTGGCTCTGTTTGGATCCAATTGCAATACGATGTTATAAGATGATTGTGCCACGTTGTCGATACTTTCCACACCTGTATCCACAAATTCTTGTGAATATTTGAATAGTTCTAGGTGCAATTCGTAGAAGTATGGGTTCTTTCTACCCAACATAAACATGTCTTTGTTACCTTGAACAAATTTGATTTCGTACAGTTCACCTTTACCAGAAGAACCAGTAAAAGGAATATAAATCAAATCACCTTCACGAGGACGCTGTAACAGGTTTTGCGGTATGCGTAGAGAAAAGGTTCTCTTAGCCAACATAACTGACAACGAGTTACGAATCTCTAGACCAAATTTAGAAAAAAATTCTTGTTCACCATCAAAACCTGTTGCATTGGAAAGATACAATTCAACTGCATAAGCTGATGTAAATCTTTTCAACGGATCATCACCGTACAATAGATCACGTGCTTGGTCGTTATCATTATACAAATAATAACCATCGAAGCCATATTGTTGAATAGCTTCGACCATCAAATCTTCTACAAGATTTTGTTCGGCTTTATTGTTATACAGGTTAAAATAATGATTAGTTGCCATCTTAGTTCATGAACCATTCTAGCGGCGCACCGTAGTTCATTTCCATTTCTTTTTCTAGACGTTCAATTTCTTCTGCGGCTTCTTTGTAAATGGTTGCACCATCAAGAACAACACCACCAGGTAACTGAATACCTTGGAACTTTTTAAGGTTATTACCCCATGTTCTCTTAATCAAAGCTGTTGTATATTCTTTCAACCAACGGTCGTTCCAAACATAATTGTATGTGTCTGGGTTAATAGCTGCATAACATTCAGAGATTGCAACCTGACCAGGAAGAACTTCCATACCCCAAGCCCAATCGATGTACAATCTTTGTTGCAAACGATTGAAACGAATAGGAACTTCACCCGTGAACATAAGTTCCAGTGAACGTAAGTGTTGTTGTGTTAGTGTGTAGTTAATGTATGATGCGGATGTAAAGTCATACAATTCGTTCAGACGTAGTTGATATCTCAAGTCAAACATATTGACTGAGGCTTGTGAGTCTGAGAGTGGAAAAATTCTAGAAACACCTAGAATATACAAAGAGTTGTTGGAACTATCCACCGCCTGTGTAGCGTCTAGGTATTTGTTGTCAATATCAGTTTGTGTGATGTTATGAATCCAGTAAACCTTCTGAGTACCATCAAAGTGATAATCTTGCCAGTACTGGATTGCATCGTCAATACGATCTTCAATTTGGTCATCATCTACGTTGATTTGAATTGTAGGGAATCCTAATCTACGTAGGCAATATGTTTTGAATTCTTCTCTTGTTGTTATTGTGGCCATCTTGTATCCCCTTCTATCTATTTATTCGGGCATACCAGATTATGCCGGTCTTAAGAAGCATCCATTAAAGCTTTGTTGGATTGTACTAGAACCAATATTCAATGCACCGCCAGTGTTTTGATAACCATAAACAGACAAATAATCAGATATACCATTCATAAAAACAACTGTACTTACTGTTACTGTTATACCGGCACCACCAAAAGGTGTTATTGCATATTTGTAACTTGCGTTTTGTTTATACAAAACGGCCTGTATAAAAGCGTTAGAAGTACCACTTTGTGTTCCAAAAATAGTTGCATTAATTTGATAATAACCAGGAATATTTGGAGCAAAAGACCAAGGTGGTGTGTATATGCCGTTGACATACAACCATTGGTTTGTTGGGTTAAAACAACTGTTGGTATCAAATTCAACTTGATTGTATGCGATTTGTGTGTTGGTGGTGTTAGGTGCAGACACTAAAGCATTTCCAAACGCACTAAAAGCCGGCAACGAAGTATTAGCTTTTGGATAGTTGAACGTACCAGTAACCGTCAAGTTACTGGTAACAGTATTAGCACCAACGTAGATATTGTTACCTACGCTGACACTACCACCTTGAGTGGTAAGTTGGTTGCCACCGACAACCAACCCATCCTGTTCAAGAAATATCTTGTTCAACATTATGCTTGCGCCTCTGTCCAAGAGATACGTGATGCAACGTTAGCAGGTGCAGCACCTTGGTTCTGTGCAACGATTGTCAAAACGTCTGGACCATCTGGGTAGAAGCTAACGTTAGAGTTAGCAGAAATACCGCCACCCAAGATAGAGTTACCAATATCACGGATTTTTGTCAAGTCAGCAGTGATAACAGAGAAGTTGTTAGCACCAGCAGAGTTAACTGCATAGAAACCGTAAATTGTTTCGCCACCAGAAATCGAAACGTTACCTGCATGGTCTGCAACTTGTGCAAGTGATGAAGTACCGTTTGCCAATTTAGTCCATGTACCTAGTGTACCACCGTTGGCAGTCAATTGACCGTTTAGAACAACAGTAATCAAGAAGTTACCGTTCGCAACTACTTCAGCAGCTTGTGGAACTAACTGCATACGGTTAATAACTTCACGTTGACCTAATGTACCAGTCAAACCAGAATCAACTGATGGAGATACACGAACTGATTGTAGAGCCACAGTTTGACCAGGGTAAACTGTTTGTTGTGCTTCACCGTTAACGAATTGCAATGACAAGTCAGATTGGAAACCGCCGTCCATCACAATAGAAGTACCCCAATGTGAAATTGTTGGTGCAAATTGTGGTGCGTGTAAGTAAACTGGAATTGCAGTGTTTGAAGAAGTCAAACTGTGTGCAGTAGCAGTTGTACCCATTGGTGCGAAAGCCAATTGAGAACCAGTCAACGATGCTGTTGGTGTTTGTGTCAATTGAATGATGTTGTTACCAGCACCAGCGCCGTTTGGATATACCGCATATACGTATGTACCAAATGCAATTGAACCAGGACCTGTTGGGTTGTATACTTGCATACCAGGTTGAACTGTTGCAACTGAACCTGTTGTGTATACGTTTGCAGACAATGTACCGCCAGCGGTCATAGTTAATGTTGCACCAGCTAGACCACGAGTCAAACCATTGAATGAGTTGTTTGAAGAAGTGTATGATGTGTAGTTAACATATTCAAAACCACCAACCCAGTCAGCAATCAACAAAGTACCTTGTTGTGGGAAACTTGAACCTGTTGAGTTCAATGTGTTTGCAACAACCATAGATGTTTGTGAAGAACTGATGCTGTTAGCCAACAATAGAACTGGAGCAAATGTATTTGTTTCGTAACGTGCAGGCAAGTTACCAGAACGCATCCAAGCCAAATAGTTTTGGTTGTTGTTCAATGTTTTGTGTGCATATTGAATACGACCGTCAGTAGCTCTCATACCATAACGAATTGCACCAGCACCGTACCATGAATAGTCGATATAGAACATTTGGTCTTTTGTCAAGTCCAATGTTGAACCTGTTGGGCCTGTGCCGTCAAACTTATCAATGTTCCATGCAGATTGTGGAACTCTTGAGTCGATTGTTTTAGAGATAATAACAGGACCACCTGGAGTTACGCCACGGAATGGAGGAGAGATTGTGAACGCAGCGTCTGATTGAATATCCATAACACGGTAAGACATACCACGGATAACAACGAAGTCGCCTGGAGCCACTTGTTTAGAAACTTTTGGTTGTGTGAAACCGTTGATAGAACTACCTGTAACAACAGCAGAGTTGTTGGTTACTGTGAACACACCAGAAATTTGTGTTGTAGAATAACGGCGAACTGCCCACAATGTTTGACCATCAAATTCAAAGAACGCACCGTTTTGTGAGTCGAACATACCAACACGGTTTCTTGAACCATACCAAGATGCAGCTGTAATGTTCACAACGTTAGAAGCAGGAGATGCTGGTTGTGTAGCTGTTGGTTGTGGAACAGAGTTTGCGTTATATGTAAACTGAACAGGGTTCAATACAGATGCAACAGGGAATGTACCGTTGTATGCAGCTTGGTCAGCACCAGTAACAGTGATTGGCAAACCTGTAGTTACATAGTGAGGGAATTTAGTTGTAACAGTAATGTTGTTTGCACCAGCACCGTTAACGTTTGCAGATACGTCATCAACAAAGAAACCTGGTTTCATGATTGTACCAGTAGACATTTGCATACCTTTACCAGATTGGTAACGGAAATATCTACGAGTTTGACGAATTGTTTGCAAGTTGTGCGCTTGGTTACCAGAAACGAATTGTACACCACCGTCAAATGCACGGTGAATAACTTGACCGTCTGGACGAATATACAATGAACTGTTTGTCAGGGTACCAATACCAACTGAGTTAGCTGTAATGATAACAGAGAACACGTTAGAGTTAGCAACTGTAGCAACTTGGAATGCTGTGTTAGGTGAGTTAGTACCTGATGCAGTAGCGTTAGCCAAAACAACTTCATCACCAACTTGCAAACCGTGTGGCTCAGTTGTATAGAATGTCATTGTGTTACCTGAAATTGTAGGTTGTGCAGTCAGGTTAAACGCAGAGTTAGAATAAAAGTTACCAGTGAAAGCCAAAGTCAACGATGGGTTGTAAATTGTGCTTGGTGCAGTACCAACGAATGGATATTTTGCAGTATACTGGAATGTATAGTTTGGAGAAGATGTGTTGTTAGCTTCAACAATAAATGGACCGTTTGCACCAAAGAACAAGGTATCTTGAATTTGAACTGGTGTACCTGTTGGTGGAGGCAAGTTAGGATATGTGTTAACTGTAACTGTCTGGCTACCAGTAGCAATAGTAACGTTAGAAACCGCAAAGTTGTTTGCTGCCAAGTAGTAGAAAGAAGGACGGTTATTCACCAACAATAGTGTTTCCCACTTGGTTGGTTGTAGACCATATTCAAAGTCAGTATCGATCAATGACTGTGGTGTAGACATACGCATTTTACCAACTGGGTCGGTAAATGATTCGTCTGGTTGAATAACTTCATAAGCTTCATCGATAGTGATTTGCAACTGGTCAGTTGTGTTCATCGATGCAGTGTTATAGTTCAACACAATAACAGTAGATGCTGGTGTGTTGTTTGTTGCTTGTGTGTATGACAAGCTTGTTGCTGTCAAAGTAGGGTCACTAAAGTTATAGATGACTCTGTTTGATGTGACGTTGGTAATCAACATCAGACGTTCTTTTGGAACGATTCTAGGAATCGTGATTGTCTTTGTTGATGGAGAGAACGTATATTGTGTGTCTAAAATGACTCTACGTGCCATGGTTTTTCCTTTATATTAATAACTGAACATCATATTTAGTGGACTGAATGGTGTATACTTTGTAGTAAACGCAGGCAATTTGTCATTGTTTGTACGCATTACACCGTAGAAATTCATACCAGCCGCAGGTGGACTAGAGAATGTAATTGTGCTACCGCTAATTGTATAGCCGGTAAAGAGTGCTTTTTGAATTGAAACATCAAACATAGCAAGATTGAAATAATCTGTTGTATTCACCAGAGGAAAGACAGGAAGATTACCTACTTTAATATCCAATTGCAAAGGATTGTTTGGCGTCAAAGCAACACCGTATGAAGATAGGTTAAAAGTCGTATCGGTTCCGTTGAAATATACTGATATATCATCTAACAAATAGTTGAAACCTGGACCTGTACCATCCGCATAAGAATATGAGTTTGCAGTTACGTTGCCAAAGGAGTTGGCTGTTACTGTATTGGCAGTGATGTTGCCATAGTAACTAACTGTGATTGTGTTGGCTGTAAGAGTACCTACGTTCAGAGTAGGGAAGCCAGATGAAAGCGTTAGTGTGTTGGCGTTTACGTTACCTTGTTCATTGACCAAATTCCATGAACCAACGGTAATGCCGTTTCTAACGACAAAATTCTTATTAGACAAGATTCATTTTCCTCTTGTTAGATTAAAAAAAAGGCAGAGAAGGTTTTCACCAACTCTGCCATTATTTAGTTTAAATTAATATTAAACTGGAACTTCTTCCCAAGCGAACGAACCGAAGAAACCTGAAGTTTGTGCGGCTGTTGACAAGTAGATACATGCGAAACCTGTTGGAGGAACGATGATAGAACCTTCCAAGTCAACGATACCTTGAGTAGATTGACCTGTACCAGTTGCAGCCATAGTACCAATCCAACCCAATGTGTATTGAGGTGTTGTTGAAACAGGGTTAGATGTAGTGATACCGAATGTAGCAGTTGAGTACAACTGACCAACTGGTGCAGCAGCAGTTACATAGTTGTTACGTGCTGTAACAGCAGTTGTAGAAACTGGCAACAATTGAGAAACACCAGTACCAAGAGAAACTACAGTAGCTGCTGAAGGTGCGATTGGGAATGAATACGCAACTTTTTGCAACACCAAGTTAACTGGTGATGATGGTGGATTGTAAATTACCAAGCCAGTGTAAGCAGTAGCAGTGGTAATACCCAATGCAGTTGCTGTAACACCTGTTGCACCGGAGATAGCACCGGAGAATAGGTTTTTACGGTAAGCTTGTTCGTAATAGCGGCCATGCAACTCGGAAACAACTACATCACCAAGTTGACCTTGACGAACTGCCATTGGTGTACCTGGTTGAATTGATTGAGCGGATGATGGTCCAACTTGTCCTTGAATTAACATTTAAAAACTCCTTAGTTTTAGTAAGTTGAAGGTTGATTTTCTAATCTATTGATGTCGTCTCTGAATGATTGAACATCGTCAGCGGTCATATTTATTGTTAGACCTTGTGCCAACAATTGTGTGTGTACTTTAAGTTCAACTAACATTTGGTCAGCTGTTTCTTGAAGTTTTTGCAATTGTCCGCCACTCTCAGCCGCCATGTTTCCGGAACCGTCTGGTGTCCATTGACCTGGCGTTGTTTCGAAAAACACTTCTAACTTATCAGTAGTTGCAAACGTACTTGTGTTTGCACTTAATTGAATGATAGATGCGTTATTTGCGAAACCTGCGAATCCATACTGTGGTGTACCTGGAATATAAAGAGGACTGTTTTGTGTTAAGTTAATAACAGCGTACAGCTTACTCAATGTAAAACCAGGATAAGCAGTAAAATCTAACGTCCCCAACCCTGCGTTACCAGGAGTAAATACGGGGGTAAATTGAATTAATTGTTTCATGTTTTATTTATAAACCTTGTTGTTGCAGGGATTACATTCTTATTTATATGGTTATTTATCCTAAGATTAGACTATACAAAATAGCCTGAGTCTGAGTTAAAACCGGTACAGAGTTGATTGTAATACCTGATGTTACAGCCACAGTATTTGCTGCTACAGAGTTTGATGATACAGTACCGCCAGCGTTTAAATTACCTGTTACACCTGCACCACCAGTAACTAATAGAGCACCGGTTGTTGTGCTTGTACTTGATGCACCAGAGTTAGCAGTTAATTGACCTGCAATAATTTCTGTGGTGTTAATAATTTCTTGGTTGACTGTAGTTGTTGTACCAAGAACACTCAAGTTGCCGGTAATTGTTAAATTAGAGTTGGCCAAAAGAGTATTGTTTGCAGAAACCAATTGAACAGGAGATGTGTTTTGCAATACACCTGCTGCGTTAGCTATCAACAAACCACCTGGTGTGTAACCTGATGAAACTGGAATTGGCCAACCACCTTGTGTTACGCCGTCTTGAACCACCACTTGGTTGGTATCTGTATTAATGAAAATTTCACCAGCGTTACCGGTAAATGTAGCCGTTTGTGCGGTATTACCTCTGCGGTGTTGTAAGATTGTTGCCATCTTTTTCTTCCTTTTATTCTTCTATTTATTAAAAGTTCAAGTCTACAAGTGGGTTGACAATTGTATTCAGGTCGATGGTTCCTAGAGTTGAAGAATTCAAATCGTAAGACTGGCCCAAAGTAATTATTGAACTGATACCTGTGTTTGGCATAGCAGTTCTGGTCAGAATAACATATGTGTTAGAATATGTAGGAGTGAAGTTCAAGTTCACTGTACCAGAAACAACGTTTGCAGAGAAATTACCTGATGGTGCGTAAGAATAAATTGAACCAAATTCTGTTACAAACGCATCAGTTTCAAGTTGAACCAACATCAACTTAGACATTTGATAACCAGAACCATTAATCAACTGAACATCGTATGCTGCGGTTCTATATGCAGATGTTAGGAAAGAATCAATTCTGTTGGCTTGGTTGACTGTGTTTGCCCATGTTTGTACTGAACTTACGTTTGCTGTAGGCAATCCAACTGCACCAAGGTTCACTGGACCCTTGATTGTACCACCACTATTGATGAAACTGTTTGCAGTATTTGATGCAATGAACGCTGCATTACTTGTTACAATCGCAAGGTTTGCAACGTTGGATGAGTTATTTGCAACTGCCAATGCACCGTTTGCGTACACACCAGCTGAGTTTGCAGTAATAAATGCAGCGTTAGCGTAGATACCTGCACTGGTTTCTCCACCAAATGCACTATTTGCCAAAGCAAAAGCTGCGTTAGCATAGTTTCCTACGATAACAATATTGTTTGCATCAGTATTGGCTAATGCGAAAGCTGCGTTAGCGTAAACACCAGCAGAAGTTTCACCACCAAAAGCTGCGTTAGCGATTGCAAAGGCCGCATTAGCATATACTGCTGCGGAGTTGGCTTCGGTAAATGCCGCATTTGCATAGTTGCCAACGATTACAATGTTATTTGCATCGGTATTTGCTTGTGCGAAAGCCGCATTTGCGTAAACCGCAGCTGAGTTTGCGTATTGATAAGCACCGTTTGCAAACACACCTGCACTAGATTCACCAGTAAATGCAGTATTTGCCAAAGCAAAAGCTGCGTTTGCATAAGAACCTGCTGAGTTTGCAGCTTGGTACGCACCGTTTGCATATGTACCAACGATACCTATGTTTGTATTTTGTACTGCATTGATTGCAGATGACGATGTATTGATAGTGTTTGCAAAAGCAAAAGCGGCATTAGCATATACAGAACCTGAATTAGCTTCTGTGAACGCAGCGTTAGCGTAGTTACCAACAATCGTAATGTTGTTTGAGTGTACGTTTGCAAGTGCAAAGATTACGTTTGCTTCACTAAAGGCTGCGTTAGCATAAACACCAGCAGAGTTTGCATACTGTAGACCAGTGTTTGCGTAAACACCAGTAGTATTTTGTGCAAGGAATGCCGCATTGGCATACACACCAGCAACGTTACCGGATTGATATGCGTTACCAATGTATGTGAATAAATCGTAGTTGTTTACGTTTGCTGCACCAGCTTCGATGACACCAACTTTTAATGTGTCGTAAGAGGTGTTTGCATCAAATAAAACTGTTGCTGTTGGTTCTGATACAACGTTTGAAAACAGTTTCCATTTACGGTCATTAACGTCACGAACCAAACCTGTGTGTTGGTAGTGTGAGAATCCTGTGTTGCCGGTGCCTACAAAGTGACCAATAAAACCAATATCAACTGCATCACCTGAGTTATTTGTTGCCATATAGATCATCGGATCAGTTACGGACAACGAGTTTGCAGAGTAGTGGTTTGCAGAACCTGATAGGTTCAAGTTACCAGTAATGGTTATATCACCACCAACGATGATAGGACCAGAAGTATTAAGTGATAGGCCAGAACCTGTTGCAATATTCAAGGTACCAGTCATGGTATCACCAGACTTACTTACCTTTGTGTTAGCCTGTGTGAACGCACCGTTAGCATATACGCCAGCGGAGTTAGCAAATTGATATGCACCGTTTGCAAAGATGCCTGTAGTGTTTTGTGCATTATAGGCTGCGTTTGCTTGTAGGTAAGCAGAGTTTGCATAACCACCAACAACCACACCACCTAGTTGGTATGCATTATTCGCAGCTGCAAATGCACCGTTAGCATAAGAACTTGCAGAATTAGATACACCAAATGCCGCATTGGCTTGAATGTATGCACTGTTTGCATATACACCTGTTGTATTTTGTGCAGAATATGCAGCGTTAGCATAAGTTGCCGCAGATGTAATGTTTGTATTTTGTAACGCATTAATTGCGTAAGAAGTTGTATTGATGGTGTTAGCAAACGCATATGCAGCGTTAGCGTAGTTACCAACAATTACGATGTTATTGGCATCGGTGTTTGCTAAGGTAAATGCAGAGTTTGCGTATGAACCAGCAGAAGTTTCACCACCAAATGCAGAGTTGGCTAATGCAAAGGCTGCGTTTGCATATACACCAGCTGTAACTGCTTCTTGTACGGCCGTGTTTGCGGTTGTATATGCTGCGTTTGCATATACACCAGATGTAATCGCCTCTTGAGTTGCAACGTTTGATTGTGCATAAGCTGAGTTAGCGTATACACCAGATGTGACTGCTTCTTGTGTTGCAACGTTTGCCTGTAGGTAAGCTGCGTTAGCATAATTACCCACAACAATTCTTGCTGTTGCATCTGAATTAGCTGCAACAAAGGCTGCATTAGCCGCAATAAATGCGGAGTTTGCATAAGATTCGGCTGCGTTGGCGTATTGGAATGCTGCATTAGCATATACGGATGCAGAATTTGCCTCTGTGAAGGCTGCATTTGCATAGTTACCGGTAATAACTATGTTCGTAGCGTCTGTGTTTGCTTGTGCGAAAGCCGCATTTGCGTATACTAATGCAGTTACGGAGTTTGCAACCGCCGAGTTGGCGCTTGCCATGGCTGCGTTTGCAGCTCCATAAACACTATTTGCAAAGTTGTAGGCAGTGTTCGCTGTATTTGCAGATGTATTCGCAACATTAAAAATGTCTTGAACGACTTGATTAACAGCGGTAGAACCAGTAAAAACGGTAGAACTGTTAACTCTAGCCTTATTTACACCATTTCTATTATTGTAATTGTTTGACATTGTTCTACTTTATGATGTGAGTGTTATACCAGTTACACCTGGAGTGACATAAATTTGTCCTTCCAAGACACGACTTTTTAGACCATTTGGGTCTGTAACAATCACATCATATACCAACTTTTTAGAAGCCGAAACGTTTGCTGTTGTTGCGGAGTTGGCGCTCAATTGAATAATACCATTAACTGGATCGGGAATCGATGCAGTAAAAACGAAAGCCGTATTTGCAGTGTAATACGAAGTCTTTGCGGCAGAAGATACGGAGAACCCAACTAGATTGTAGGCTGCACCATTGGTGTCATCCAACGCAATCTGGTTGTTGTAATCTGTTCCCTGCTCAATGAAAAGGTCTAAGTATGTTGCTGCCATAATGGTATTTATAATCTCGTTTTTATGTCAGATTATGGTGTTCCGGTAGTAACCGTATTTGCCACAACTAAATTACCACGTTGATCTAGAGATGCTAACGCAGTATTACCATATTTAAAGTAAAGTTTTCCAGCGGATTCGGAAATAGAAAAACCATTGGCGGTCAATAAGTTAGCTGAGGTATTAACTACACCAGAAATTTGTGTATTTGCAATGGAAATTACAACGTTTGTAATTGAGGTAACTCTACCTGCTGAGTTAACAGAAATTAAATGTGTATTTGATGCTGATCCATATGTTCCAGCAGAGACACCTGTGGTGGTCAATGATGAGTCGGTAACTTTTGTTGTCATTTAATTTGTCCTTTTAATTCTTCAACTTCAGCTCTCAACTCTTTAATCGCCTCAATAATCAACGGTGCAAACTTATCATATTGAACTGTCAGATAACGGTCGGAGATAGGTGCAGGTTTAACAATCTCCGGCAAAACTTTTTGTGTGTCTTGTGCAGAAACACCAACATGTCTCTGTAATGGATAACCCAATTCAATAGCTTTTTCGTTTGGTTCGTAGAAGAAACCAGTCAAACTGCATAGTTTATCAAGTGCGTTATCGATTGTTCCCAATCTATTTTTTAGGTTGTCGTCAGAATAGAACGCTGTAATATCACCTGTTGCACGAATACTACCAGTGTTTGCAGAATCACCGGTTGTACCAATACCAAGCGTTTTAAATTGTGCATTACTATTTGTCGCTAGTGTTGTAGTAACCGTGTTGGCTGTTGTGTTAGCCAAAGTATATGCCGCATTGGCATAGACAAGTGTACCATCAATAGCGGATTGTATTGTGGTATATTGTGTGCTGATTTGTTGGTTAACAGTATAAGGAATAGTATTTGCAAAAATAGCCGAAGTATAAGCATCAACTTCCGCCATAATTGTATCACCGGCTGTTGCACCGGAATTCAATGTGAATGATGTTGTAGAAGTTTCGGTATATTCTGTTGCATAGTTTCTTACACCGTTAATATAAACACGCAATTGACCCGAGTTTTGTACGTATGGTGAGGTTCCAGTAAATATGGTTTGACCGCCAGTTGCTGTATAATAAGTACGGCGTGTTATGATTGTATTGCCGTTGCTATTATTTCCGCTACCCCCTGGACCCCAATAATATGTGCCTGCACCGTTTGTTGATAGTGCGTAACCGGAGATTTGGCCAGACTGTGGAAGAATGGCATTTAAAGCCCCTGCCGCAGTATTTGCACCAGTACCACCTTGACTCAAAGACAAAGGTGATGTTAAACTAATTGATGCAAAAATAGGACTTGCAGTATTTCTTAGGTCTTGTTGTGTATTAAAGTAGATTGTATTGCCAGAACCAACAATACTAATACCGTTATTGCTCAGTAAAGTTACTGCACCATTGATTGGCTTTGCAGTACCTGTCGTGCCAGTAAAAGAGTTTGATGCGTTTGCAGAAGTGGTTGATACTAGAGAGAATAATGCGTTGACAGTATTTGAACTTGCAAGTGTTGTAGTCGATGTGGACAACAGAGAACTGCTGACCAAGTTGGCTGTCAAAATTTGTGAATACTGTGTTCCTGGTATTGAGTTATTTACGTCAAGAATATCCCAATATTGTCCAGATTCATTCCATCTAATCGCAGAATTCGATGATGATTGTGGTCTGTATACGCCAAAAGAACCAGTTATGTTGGTTCCGGAACTAGAATTCAATAAGAAGTTGTTTGATTGATATAATGTATTTCCGCTTACGATAAAGTTACCGGTTGTTCTAAGTGTTGTAACGACTGCACTATTAATAGTTGTTGTACCACCCAATGTAACTGAACTGTTTGTAGACAAAGCCAGAGTGGAATCATTTAGATAAAGAGTACCAGTATTTTTGTAAAAGTTATTGGCTGCCAAGTCGTTGTTTTGTTGTACCAAAGAGTTGGTCGTAGTCAACCAATCCTGAAAGGTATTGGCGTTTGTCAATAAACTAAATTGAGCAGCTGGATTAAACGTTGGTTGAGCCATTTGAACCTTCTAATAGTTTCTTTAGTAACTGTTTGATTTCAGTTACATCAGACTTTATGTTTTGCACTTCTTCTTTAACGGTATTTATTTCTTGTTTTTGTAGTTGTGCCTGACGAACTTTATTATAATACTCGTTTCTAGCATTTTGATCTGTGTTCAATAATGCCATTGAGTTTGTATCTCTCACAAAATTTGTATTATTAACCTTAACTAACATATTAGATACCTGTTCCTTGTGGCAACGCCAATGCACGAATATCGGTCAATATTGGAGGATCGGTGTTGTCGCTTGTAGCTAATACAATTTTAATTGCAAACTGGATAAACGTGTTGTATGTACTGCCGTTGTTGCTTGTGTATGAAATCTTGTTGTAAGCAGTTCCGCCACCTACAGCCCAATTACCTGGAGCACACTCAAATTCGATATAGTTATTACGGTCTGTCGAGTAAGCCACAGGAGATACCTGTGTCATCAACTGCCATGAACCATCATCAAATTTTTGTGTGTCGTTAGAACTCAACAGTTTGTAGTACACATATACTTGTGTTCCTGTTGGTTTGTATGCAGTATAGTACACACGAAGGTCACCAGAATCTTGTCCTGCAGCCAATACAACTTTCTTAGTGAAGTATCTACACCATGAGTTGCCACCGTGTGGAGAACTTTCACCTGTTACTGTAACGTTTGCTGTTACAGTATTTGCACCGGTGATAGTAACTGTTGGTGAGGTCAAGTAACCTGCACCAGGATTAACAACGTATACGCTATTAATTGTGCCTAGTACAACGTTAGCAGCAAGTTGAGCTTGTGAACCGTTAACTGTATCGTCAGGTGCAGAAACAACAATAGATGCGTTACTTGTACCAGATGTGATTACACCGTTACTGTTACTCAAGTAACCTGAACCTCCGTTGACTAATGCAATAACAGCGTTACTCAATCCCATGTTATTAATCATATAACGAAGGTTGTATAGAGAAACACCATCATCTGATATGATTGGAGACACATTCGCATCATTTGATAACATGGTTGCTGTCATAGTAAATGATGTATTTGAATTTGAAACCAATAGACGTTCACCTTGGCCGTCACCCATGAAAATATTATCAGGTGTAGGTGAACCGTGTTTACCAGGTGTTACATTGTATGGACCGTCAGCTGCACCAGAACTTGCAAGTGTTGCACTGTATTGGTAACCAATAGATGCGCCTGTTGGCACAAAGTCTGTGGTTGTTAAATTGATTGCATCAGTACGAATTGATTTTGAAATCTGTGTTGCACCATTGTTTGCAGCCAAACCTGTCATACTACCAAAGTTTCCGTACATATTAGAGACAAGTGCAGGATTAATTGTGTGCATAATATCATTTCTACCCATTTTTCTGAATGGTAGACCTTGCAACACATTGAACTGAATCTGTGGTTGTTTTGTTGTATCAAATACACATTGATCGATAACAAACATCAAGTCTTTAGTTTGATCGGCTGTCCATGTGATAGAGTTTTGTGACTCAAACAAAGCACCAACATATGGTGCGTTACCAATTTTTGTGGTCTTTGTCGGTAAAGAATCTGTAGGTAGAGCCCTTGCTGTTGAAGGAACTGCCAATTGATTTTGTTGTGCAAAATAAACTTGATAGTCTGGTGAATTTGCTTGTAACAAGAACGCATACAACACACCAGGTTGAACATATACAGGAGCTTGGAACATAAACTCGGTGTATGTTGTTGGATCCAAAAAGTGAGGCGCAGAAGATGTGAGAATCTGGTCACCACTTAATGTAACTGTTGAATAAGCAAGAGCCGAACCTGAAGGAGTACCATTCAATGTTGGAACAATAGAGAGTTTAACAGGGAAGTTTCCTGACAATGGTTTTTTAGCAAAGAAAATTTTGATTGAGTTTAAGAATACGCCGTTGGGATAGTTCTTCTTATCAAAAATAAAGCTTTGTGCAATAGGATCATATGGTGTATATGTCGTAATTGTACTAATCAACTGACTTGGTGTTGCAGAAACTGATGTAAATGTCTGTGATGATGAATCTACAGATGGAGCAAAATCTAATTTCTGAGAAGCAGTAGAAAGACCAGATGCTGTAAATGAAGCTTCTGCATAACATGTTGCGCTTGTTGGATCGGTTGCAACTGTTCTATTATCTACACGGAAAATTCTTGTGCCTGTTTGAAATTTTCCAGGTGGCACATTGAAAATACCAATAAATTTACCGGATTCATCAGTTGATAGTTTAGGTAATCCGCCATTCTGTATAGCTTGGCTAACGTTTACGGAGTTACCAATAAAGCTATATTGTGAGGTTACTTGACCAACAACCGAGTTATATCCTAAAGACACGTTAACTGGTTTATCTAAGAAAACAATCTTATTCACAGGATCATACGTAACCACGTTTGCGGTTTGTGTGATTGTCTGTGATAAGATTTGTGTTGGACTTGTTGTATAATTATATGACATTTAGAATCCTATTCGATATCAGCTATTTATTGTGATGTTTTTGGTTCTCTTTTGAACAAGTTTTTAATCTTGTTCAAAACGAGGTTTGTACCAGAGATTGCAAGAACACCTACCAATAATACAGTTACTGTACCCCAAATCGTCAAAATCTTAGCCGCCAATGGCAACTTGGTGTTACGTTGGACCTTACCAATCTTACGGCACAATGGCAAACCAATATTCATAATCATTCTGCCTGCTGGATTAGATTCAGTATAACCTTTTGCTTTCATTCTGAAGGCCATTTCTTCTGCCCATGGACGTGCTAACATATCCATATAATAAGAAACGATATTCTTTTGTATTTCTATTCTACGTTGTGCATCTTTTTCCCAGAACAAAATAACTTTACGTAGTTTTTCTGAACCTTGCCCATCCATTAAGTCAACAACTGTTTGTGCCCAACGAATATAACCACGATACGCATCATTATCTTTGTCACGCAACTGAGCACCAAATCTTTGGTCAGCTTCGTTCATTGCATGGTCAAAGTAACCCATCTGTGCAAGTTTGTTACAGATGATCTTACCGCCGCCACCACCACTTGGTGGAGGTGGTGGAACATATGTTGCAGTACTTGTTGTGTATGAGTAAACATATGTTGATGTGATTTGAATCTTAGCACCTTGATAATATGTTGATGTATTACCGGTTGCTTTTTGATCCAATGAAAGTGCAGTAACACCACTAAAGTATGCGCCACCTTGTGGCATCAACAACTCAGAAGATGTGTTGATGTATGGTAATGCAGGTGGGTGTGTTGAAGTAAACACAGTATTACCTGTAGGATCAACAACAACGAGAGCCAAACCGGCAGTTCCTGCTGGAGTTCCGTTGCCACCAGTTACCGACCAGCTCAATGTCAAAGGAGATTTTAATTGAGCGGAAGTAATTGCAAAAGAACCTGCTGTCGGTGCAGTATAGTTAGGTGTTGTAGTTGAAACAAGTGTTGTATTATTTGCGTAAATTGTTGTATTGCCTGAACCAGTACTACCACCAGTACTAGCATATGTATATTTGTATGTGCCGGCAATTGTTGGTATCACAGTAAACGAACCTGTGTATGAAGCAGTTCTATTCAAGTCACCCCAAACAGCATACTGGTTCATAAATGTTGACCAGTTTGATGGGTCTTGAACAGCATAAATTTGTACTGTTTGACCATTGATCGTGTAACCACCACCAACACCAGTAACTTGCCCATGAGAACTGATTCTAGAAATACCTGTGTTGATAGAACCAGATGCGGTTGAACCAATATAAATGCCACTTGAGTTAAAGATACCGTTTTGTACTGTATTTGTAGTTGTGTACAAAGGTGCACCAAGTACATCAGAAACATACAAACGAACGTTCGTTGAATATGGATATACGTATGTACCTTCTACACGAGCTGTTGGGTAGAATGTATTGGCTTGATAGAAACCAACAACGTCACCTTGATTGAATGTACCAGATACACCAGTCAATTCAATAGTATTTGGCATTGTGATGTATTGGTCTACGTTTTGATTATCAAACCATACAGACACAGGCGTATTCACCAACAAACCTTGTGTATAGAAACCAATTTGTTGTTGGCGAATGTATGGCAACATAGAAATGTTTGTCAAATAACCATTGTTAATATTCAAGGTTGAATTCACAGCCTTCATACCAACAGTTGTATTTACATTCTGTAATTGACTACCGTAAGTAGCTGTAGTTGTTGCTGTGTAACCTACAACAGAACCAAAAGGACTGTTAACGTTAGGATCGCCGTGGTTAGATACAGATACTGAAGATGTGGTTGAGTATTGTGTACCGGGAATAGTTGCAAAATCGCCGTTGTTTGTTAAGTTAACACCAGCGGCTTGTTGGAACACTTGCATATTTGGATCGGTAATCAACAATGCAGGTGCTTGTGCGTTATCAACCCAATTGTCCATTGGTGGGAACAAGCTTGCAGAACCTTGATATACAGAAACACCAAATGGGTTCAAACTTACTGTGTTACTTGCAAGAGGTTGAACTGCAACGTTTGCGGTTGTATATGGTAGAGTAAAAATGTTTGTACCTGTACCACCAAGACTAGAAACGGCAAATGTGTTTGTGTTTGATAGTGTACCCAACGAAGCATGTACGATTGGGTTTTGTAATTGGAAGTTATCAACAACTGTAACTGGACTCAAAGATTTTTTTCTTATGTTCAAGTTTGCAGTAAAGTCTGGATTGAAAGTGTCTGCTGTTCCGTATGAACTGAAGTCGTCAACCAAGATACCGTTTTTGAAACGGTTCAATCCGTTTGCATCAGGAATTTGTAATGACTGTGCATTTTGTTCTAGAACACTCAAAGAAGCATAGTACTCTAAGTTGTTAACACGAGTCTGTAGGTCTGAAATGTCAGATTTAGCCCAGCGATTATGTGATACTGGATTTACAGACAAGTTTGAACGTTTACCAATTGGTGCTTCACCAGGAACATATGATGTATATGGATCGAGTGTCAAGTTAGTTAATAACAATGAACCTGTTGGTTGTGTTGGGTAAATTGGATTAAGTGAAGGTGTACCTTCAACAATTTGAAATGATTTGTCTTTACTTAGAACCAACAAGTCTTTACGACCCAAGTAGTATGAATAATTGCTGATGAATGTTGACAAGTCTGTTGGCATCAATGCACCAGAACCCGCAAATTCAAAACTTAGTGTTGCGTTTGCGTTAACTCTAGATGGTCTAAAGTCGATACAGTCAGCCAACTTGTATGTAATACCATCTGAAGCCAAGTAAGTAGGAATATTTTGTAATTGATCTGGGTTAGATGAATTCAAATATGAACCAACTGCAAAGTAACCGTCAGATGCAGTACCAGTACCCAAGTTTGTAGTACCGTTAATGTGTGAGTAGTAGTTGTAGATGACTAACAAGTTACCTGCTGCAGGGTTACCACCTGGAAGAACTTGGATACTTGCGTGATCGTAGTAGTTATCTTTTTGACCGTTGTTAAAGATGTATTGGCTGGTCACATCTGTGTATGTAGATAGACCGGCTGTAACTGGTTGAATAGAAGGAGAACCAGTGTCATAAATTTTCACAACGTTCTTAACGTCAGCAACATACAGAGAAATTTTACCTGTGCCTGTTGCTACGTTTTGAATAATTGTTTGTCCCATCTGCAAGTCAACAGCTGCGTTTGCATTTACTGTTGTTGGTGAAGTTGTAACAGTTGTGTTTGAACCAATCACCAAGTTTTTGTATTTCAAAATAGGTGTAATGTCACCGTTTGTGACTGTTACAGCTGCAATAACATAAACTGTTTTGTTTGCATATGCAGCATTAGTAAATGTTAGTGTTTGTTTTGTTGAGTCTAGAGATACAGACGCACCGGAAACAGTATAGTCTAAGATGTTTCCTGTACCAGCATCGATGACTGTGTAGTATTGTTTGATGATAGATGCTGCTTGCGCTTGGTTGGCTGTACCAACAAACGCCAAAGAAGAACCTGCCAAGATGTTAAATGTACCTGAAGTACCAGTTGAACCTGGACTAAATGTTTTTACTGATTGATATGTTGCACCAGATGTATTCGCAACATAAGCATTACCAATTTGGAAAATCATTTCTGGTGTACCTGGATTTTCTAGAATAGCATTACCTAAGAAAATCTGTCCGTATTTACCGTACTGTTGATTAATGTTAACACTTGCGGCCACAGTATAGTTTGCACCAGGAAGTACAATAGATTCAACTGAAGATACTGAAGGTGTAATTGTTACTACAGATGTTGAATCTGGAGTTTGTGTAAATGGTTTATCAACTTCAAATGATGTTGCGTTGTAGTAGATAATATTTCTAACGTCACCAGCACTTGTACCTGATGTAATTGTCATTGTCATTCCGTAATATGCGTTTGCAATTAGAGACAATTTGTTCAATGGATCATACAATGTAACTGTGATATTACCAACAGCAAATGCAACGTTTGATGAAAAAGCGTTTAAGTTAATATCAGAAACATATGCTTTATACACGAAGGTGTTTGGTGCGCCACTATCACTTACGTAAATCAAATCACGAATGAAAGCTGTACCAATAACTGATGAGTTGTAACCGTTACTTGAACCTGTTACAATGTTGTTGGCTTGAACGCAGTGTAAATTAACCTGTGGCATATTAGACACGTTGAAGAAGTTCTTCATGCCGTCCACATAGTAATAAGAACCGTAATTCATAACAACATCATTATTGTTTACTGTTTGTGTTGTTCTTGCACGATCACTAACCAAAGTCAAGGGAGATTGATTTTCAATTCTGTAACCGTGTACGTATGCGGTACCTTGACTAATACTTAAATTGTATTGGTTTGAATTAATACTGTTGGCCGATGGTGTGAATGTGAAAGGTGCAACAATATAGTCGCCGTTCGTTTCATAATCACGTTTTGCGAAGTAATCATCGATGGTAGAATATACTGTACCGTCAACTTGCGATACAACTTGGCCATTAATAACACGAACCAACTCAATAAAGTTAGAATCGTTACCAATTGTTAATGGAAGATATGTTAAGTTCAAATTAATTTGATAACGGTCTGCACCTGGAGCTTGATAGTTTGAAGCACCAATTGCAGGATCCAAAAGAGAACTATCTGAAGTGTAATCAATAATTTCTTCGTCAATTGTTAGGCCAATTCTAAGTGAAGGATTATTTGAATATTTGCTTATAACAATTGTCTGTGGGTTAACTTGAACAAAGTTACCAATTGAATAGTTTGTACCAACAGCAGTCTTAGAATAACCGTTGACAACGTAGAACACACCACTAGAGATGGAAGCAGTTGCAGAAAGACCAGTACATGTTGTACCGCCAGCCACACCAACTGTTGTAGCAAACTCTGTTGTTCCAGTGTCGTTTGTTTTGATTGTGATGTTATCTGTGAAATGAATACCAGAAAGGTATTGAACGATCAGTGTAGGAGGATCACCTGTAGTGGCTTCAATGGCTGCAATAACTTTTGCAACGATTGTACCTGTTGCAGCATCTGTGATATAACGACCTGTGCCGTCAGCATTTAAAAAACTTGCAGCTGTAACTTTACCTGTACCGTAAGTACTAATTAGTTTAAGGTAATAACATGTCAAGTTTGTTGTGACTTTACCACCAGAAACAGGAGTGTTTTGTGTGAAAATGTTATCTGCAAAATTTGAAATTTGATTTTGCAAAATGGTTTGTGCTTGTGTTAATTCACGAGCTTGAACGGCATAACCTGGTTTGAAAAGAACACGATGAAAATTCTTTGATGGGTCAAAGTCATCATAGTATGGTTTTGCGTTAAAATTTTCTGACATTTTATTCCTTTAATGGCCTAATACAATTTTGAATTGTTCTATTCCGTCTGCACTTCTGGTTACACCGTCTAGGTTTTGTATGTACATAACATAACCCGAGAACTGATCGAAATTTGGTTTTGTCACAGTTAGTAGTGTTCTTGTGGTGGTGGAACTTTGGCCGTAAATTTGTGAACCGACTGTATATGATCCTGTTGTATTTATGACGTTAATTATGTTATTTACATTATCAAAGTTTAAAACTGTGCCATACCAACCAGAAGTTAAGGCTGTTGCAAATGTTCCGTCAGTTGATTGATAAACATATTCACCAAACTGGTAAGCTCCTGCACCTTGAGAAACTAATATGTCTGTTGTAGTTTTGAAAATTGTTCCGTTCGAACTTGTCGGATAGTTACTTGCGTCAGTTGGAGATACAATTAGTCCCATCTGGTAGTAGTTGATACTTGTTGGTACATAATTGATGTTATTCAGTTGTTCATTCTGGTCAAACTCGCAACTAATCATAACGTTATGGCATCCCAATTCAGAAACAGGATCGAATCCGTGGCCACCAGCTGGACTGGTAGGTGCTAAAGCAGTCGCACCAGTTCCTGATGCGGAAGAAAAAGATACATTGGCTGTCGTGTAATTTGAACCAGGATTGGTCACCTGAATGTCCACAATACTACCTGAAGGGTTTATAGAAACTACTTGTGCAGCTGCACCTGAACCGTCACCTGTAATTATAACGGAGATTACGTTACTGTTTGAGAATTGGGAACCACCGTTTGTGATTTGAATAACTTCAATACCACCAGAACCTTCTGACGTTTGTAATGAATTCGGTACATTAAATCCGATGGGTACTGGAATCCAGTTTGAGTCCATAAATTTAATCTTACTACCAATATCGATAGTGTAGATAAATTTCCATTTGTATCCGTCAGCTCCTTCAAAGATATTGAATGTGTTGTACTGACCTGGTTGGAAGAAAGGTTCTACTGTTGACGGTGAATTACCTGCATTAGATAGACATTTGAACACTTGGTCGTAACTGTTCTTAACATAAAAATTATTCAACAAGTTTCCAGCAACATCAGTTGCAAACATATCTACTGTATCTGAATACTGTGCATATGTTGTACCAGAAACCCAATCAATACGTTGAGCAACAAGTGAAACGTCAGAAGAATTTATCTTCTTTGCAACAAACATATTCTTTTGAGCTTGTTTGATTGAATAAATGTCCTGTGTTGGTACAGGAGTAGTATTTGCCCAAGAAGAAGCCTGACTCAAAAACGCATACACAGTTGTAACAGGTACGGTTGGAGTTTGCAAAGCAGGAATTGTTGCTGTCAAAGAGTAGTATGTCTGTAAAACAGAATTCAACTTTGCGTATGTGGTAAGTAAAGTTTGGTTTGACATGATTTATTTATTACGCTGAGATATAAGTTATTGTTCCAGAAATTTGGAAAGAACCACCTAAGTCTGCGCCTGTAACTTGACGATACGTTACACTACCACCGAAACCAGAAACTGTGTATGATGTGTAGATAGGTACAGAGGTGGCACCAGGTTGAATTGAACCTTGTGGAGAAATCACTGATGAACTTACAGAACCACCAACACCAGAAACTAATACTGAACCTGATACTGTGTTTGCAACGTTGGCTACTGGAGGCAATCCAGACAAACTCAATGCGGCCGCACCCGTACCCACAGAAATTGCAACGATGTTAAATGTTGCGGTGACCATGTTACCGATTTTAATGAATGAACCGCCTTGGGTTGTGTATGTACCAGAACCACCCGCAAAGAATACGGATGGTGACCATGTACCAGAATACTGATATGGTACGTTGTTACCAGAAAGTGTAATTGCTTTTGCGGTAACCGTTCCTGTAGAATCGTTGACTGTAATGTTTGCAGTTTCGTACAGTACGTTTGCAGAACCAATGGCCAAGATACCGTTGTTTGAAGGTAGACTTAAGAAAGTCAGTGTTGAGTTGGCTGTATGATAAGTGTTTGAAAAGTATGTTGTACCGCTGTTTGCAGTAAATGAACCTGTAACAATTACATTAGGTGCAACGATTGAACCGTTTGCATAGATTGTTGTGTTGCCTTGAATGAACGCTTGTGTGTTACCAAACAACAACTGGCCGTTTGCAATCGTAATCAAAATGTTATTGCCTGTTACAGTATCCAACATGTTGATTGAATTACCAGCAAGCCATAAATCACCCCAACGGTTTGTTGCAGAACCTAGGTTGACTGTGTTGGTTGAAGTTGGAATTAAGTTGGCATTTACAGTAAAGTTGTTACTTGTGATTGATGCCATGGTAACAACTGTATTTGTACCTACAGGTGTTAGACCAATATTGATGATTGTACCTTTGTTGGTGTCTGAGAAGTTTTCAGCTGCAACAAAATCAATTCTTGCAACACCATATTGTGCATAATTTGTGGTACCATAACCGTTACCAGAAATACGCATCAACACATCACCTGATTGTGAAGCTGATGGTGTATTTGCAGAACCCCTAGAAGCTCTACCAGCAAGCAAACTATAAGCATTACCTGTCACAGAAGCAGAATCGATAACAACTCTGGCGGGTACGTTATCTTTACCTGTAATTTGCAACATATAACCATCATTCGATGGTGTTTCAGATGCAAAGTTTGTTGAACCAATAATCTTAACAGCCGCAGTATTTGCCAAGAAAGTATTGTTGTTCATATACAACGAACCGGACATACTGATGCTGCCGTTCATTGATAGTGTTTGTGTTGGAACACTTACGGAGAATACGTTATTTACGGACAAGTTACCTGTAATGTTGATGTTGTTAGCAAGAATCTGTCCGTTTGCACTAATTTGTAGACCGTTACTCAAAGCAAACGCAGATGCACCGTTAACTTGTAATGTGCCACCAGAAACAGTAAGTGATGTATCAAGTTGAGTTGTATAATCTAAGATGTGGAATGCGTTAGCGGTTAAGTATAGTCTACGGAATCTGTTAGATGGTGTACCAAGATAAGATGTGTTTGTTGTTGTAGGTGTAATGTTACCAGTGATTTGTAAGTCACCACCAAAAATTGTACCTGAGGTATTTGCTAATGCACCGTTAGCGGTGTTGTAAGCTGCTTGTATAAATCCAGTTAAGTTTGCGGTATTAGATGCAAGAGACAGAGTATTAAGTGATGCGTATGCAGATTGTGTATATACTGTCAAAGAAGAAAGTGAGTTTGCATTTGCAGCAACTGCTGTTTGTAGAACACTAACGTTACCCGTTAAGTTTGTAACTGTACCGTTTAATGTGTTTGCCAATCCATATGCAGATTGAGAATAAACATAAACGTTAGCCACGTTAGAATTAACTACACCAATTTCTGCGTTAGCTGTTGCAAGAACGTATGTGGTGTTTGCAGCAATCTCTGCATCAATACTTGGTGAATGAATACCTGTTGCGTCCATGTATGCAACAATATTGGTTGTGTTTGCACCACCAACAACAAAATTGATTCTTGTACCTGATGTTGTTGTACCAAGAATCAAGTTACCAACGTAGTTTTGTCCTGGTCCATTGACGTAAAGATAACCATCGTTAGGTAAAAATGCTGATCCTACTGTATAGTTTGTTTGGAAGTTAGAGCCATTCAAACCCATGTCAATGTAGTTATTTGAGTTTGTACCTTTGTCACCCGTCACAATAAAATCACCAGAACCATTTGAATTGAAGTTCTGCATGTTAATTTGCAAGAATGTTGGATCATATCCTGAGAACTGAGATACAGTATTGGAGAACAAAATCTGATTGTTACCAACGGTCAATGAATTGTTTGAGTACAGTTGTTGAGCCAATGTAGTTGCAGTAAACTTACCTGTCACCCCAGATGGAATATCTACACCCAGGAATAAAGTGTTTGATGTGTTTGCCGCAATCGATGGTAATTGTGGCAGTTGTGAAATCTTAATTGAACTCATTTTTTTATCCTAGTAGAATGAATTGTCCGTCTTCGGTTATAAAGTTGTCACCAGCCTCATCAGTTAGTTGTGGGAAGTATTGTAGTCCAGAAGGTCCGTAAATCTTAACTTGGTTTGCATTAGAAACGGAACCACCAGCCACAAAGTTTCTTACGATGGTAATAGGTGAGTTTGAAATATTTACGTTTGCTGTTGTATTTAGATAGATTATTCCATTTGTGTAATCTATGGTTGATACGGTCACAGCGTGGTTTTGATCCAGGTAAACAGTATCTCCAGCAAACAACAACGTGTTTAATGGCATAACGGTTGAACTAGGTGCAGCCCAATCATTTCTTTCTGGAGAATAATTGTAACCGTACTGGTCATCATAGTTATAAAGACCAGTTGGAGACAATACTGTAACCGTGTTTGAATTTGCGGTATAGTTTACATAGAATGTATTTGCATAAGTCAAGAAAGTCTTGTCTTGTATTGATACTTTATTGTTTGCATAGTCAACTGAAGTTACCAGAGAAACAACGTTTGGTCCGTTTGAAGTTTGAATTGCAATCGTACTTGAATTTGCAAAGATAAAGCCTGCAATATTTGTTCCTGTTGGTAAGTTATTGAACACAACAGTATTAGACCAAGTTTGTGACAAAGATGTTGTCATAGAAACGTTTGAGGCTGCGGCACCTGTATAGTGATACAAGTTATATGCTTTCTTCAATGCGTTTTGTTGTACAAAATTATCTAAACTTAGTTTTGTTGTGCTGTATCTACCTAGCAATTGTGTGCCGGATGGATGCAACAAATTCAAAAGAATTGAACGGTATTTTGAAATTTCTTTTTCAGTCGTAATCTTATAAGTGTATGAGTTGTAATCTTGGCTTTGCAACACATCATATGAACTTAACTGACCGGAACTTGACAGATATTGTCCTGCACCAAACACAAGACCGTTTAAGAACTGTGCGGTTGCCTGTGCAGTGCCATCACCGTAGTCTATGAAACCTTGGTTATTCCATGTCGAATCGTATGCATAACCAATAGGTGTATAGTTATAACCTGTTGTTGAACTTACTAATGGTAATGAAGGATTAGGATCATTAGAATAATTAAACACTCTCACTCTATAGATTGTGTTTAATGGATTGGAGTTTGTTGGTCCTAATTGTGTAACTTGATATACTGTAGCTACATAAGAGGAAGCATTTTGTGATGCACCTTGATAAACAGTATCAAATGGTTTTGGTATTGTTGAAGAAGTTATACCGGTAACTGCAATATCTTGCACTTTCAAAGAAACACTTGGCGCAGTAACATAGTCTGCACCGTAATTTAAAAGATTGATATTCAGAATTTGACCAATTTGACTTGATATTTCATTAAACGTTGCACCTGTACCCATAGTTCCGTTTACATACAGACTCGCATTTGATGCCAAGTTATTTGCAGAAACAACTGTTAAAGCTGGCAGAGAGTTATTATAACCAACACCGCCGGTTGGTAAACCATTAACAGAGTTATATGTTATAGATGTAATTGCACCGTTACTTCCAACTTGTGTAACGGTTGCATTTGCACCATAACCAGAACCGCCACTAAAAACAACAGTATCGTTAACTCTGTAACCTGTTCCGCCATTAGCAATGATAACAGGACCTAAAATACCTAAGTTACTTATTACACCATATGTTGCAGGATTATCCGTTGCATATTGTGATTGTGCTTGTAGTGTTGGTAGAACTGTAATGTTACTTCCTGAAGAAGATAAGAATACACTCGATATTGGATAACCAGTGAATGAAGTTGTATTGAATACATCTTCCATTCTTGAATTTAAATTTGCTGTGTAGATTGACAAAGCGTTTGCTGATGCACCAGAAGTTTCACCTGTTAGTAATCCACCAACATTGATAGAAGAATTAACGAAAGGTCCAACAGAACTAACTTTAATAATATTAGTATTTGCGGTATAGTAGTTTACTGTTCCGAAGAATGTAGGGTTAGAAATATTACCTTGATATACAGTTTCACCAACAGCAAAAGAGTTTGCTGAGTCAATTGTTATAACTGTACCATTTGCAAAATAAAAATTATTTGCGTTTAGTGTTTTTTGTAGTTTATAACCAATCGTATCTGTCGGAATATTATTAACTGTAAAACCATTACCAGTATCTACTGCAACCACTTGAGCTGTGGGTTGAATAACTCCAGCAGTAGGACCGTTTGGTATGAAAATAAGTTGCGTTGAAGGTTCTGATGTTCTAGTTAAATTATAACCTTGGCCACCACTTAATAGTGAAATATGTGAAAGACCACCCGCTGTGGTGTCGCCAACAACAGCACTTGCACCAACCGGATTTGCAACTTGATTACTTAAACCACCATAGATAATTACTGGATTACCACTCTTATAATTCAATCCTTTATACTTTGAATTGACATTGATACTACTAATCTGACCGATAATTCTCGATCTTAGATTTGATCCGTCAATTATAACATCTGTACCATTAGAATCAACAATTCGAACATATTCACCAGATTGAAACAGACGTTCAATATTTGAGATGAATAATTCTATTTTGTCTGTGCCTAATACAGCATTTTCAATTGTAGCAAAAGACTTTGATGTTTCACCAAATACTTGATAGTTTTTTGTCTGTAAAAATCTTACATCGGTTGATAAAATAGCCAAGCTTTTTGGAACATACCAGTTACCCGCAGAAGCTTTAAGTGCCAAGTCACCAGTATTGTAATAATCAAAACTTGAATTGTATAGTACTCTAAACAAAAATTCATATGAAGCAGGAGTACCTTTAGATTTGTACAACTGTTTTGCAATCTTCAAAGCTTTTTGTTTGCTTGAAAGAGCGTCTGAAGGAAAGTATGGTAAGAAATCGTTGATAAAATAATCTAAAAACTGGTTTGTGGTTTGATCCACATCCATGTAATTTAAAAGTTGTTTACTATCATTGATTGGGCCATTTTTGATGACCGCAGTAGCTGTTGCTGGAATAATAGATGTACCATTTATGACAACGTTTGCATAAGTGTAACCACTACCATAAGAAGTTATGATAATTTCGTTGATTATGCCTTTACTTGATAGTGAAGCCTGTGCGGTTGCACCAGAACCATCACCAACAATATTTACCGACACATTTGAGTAACCTAGACCACCATTTACAATATTAATATTGGTGATGGTTCCTGAATTTTCCATCCATTCGTAATATGCCTTAAGAAAGGCAACAAAATTACCATAGTTAACATCTTCAGAAATGAATTCAGGTAACTGTGACGGAATTAAAATTGACGTTTTGTTATTTGGTATCATGTCTTGGCTGTTACGTTAACTAGAATTGCATTTGAATCAAATGGATCGATAGTCAAAATTTTATTCAATGAAGAATTGATAATTGTTGAAGCTGGTACAGCAGAGATTGTCAATTCACCTAAAGCACTATCAACATTTACGGGTGTAAAGTTTTTTAGTGTAACAATACCGTTGTTATAGTCGATTGTACCTGCATTGGTATTTAATATTGTTTTTACATTGTTTGAGTTATAGTAGTATGTTCTTAGTGTACCATACTGTCCTTCTAGAACCGCAACAGCAGAACCACCATAACCTAAATTGTCGCCTGTTGCGTTTGTGATAACAACAGTAGCTTGTGTGTAACCTACACCAGGATTTGTAACTGTAATTCCTGTTATAACTCCAGCAACAAGTGTTGCTTCGGCTGTAGCGCCTGTGCCATCACCAAGAATTGTTACTGTTGGTGTCTGCGTATAAGAATAACCAGGATTCAACAACTGAATTGAAGACACACCTGCGGTACTACTTGGTGTTTCTTCAACGTAAACACCATCCAAAGTTTGTGTTGCATCTTGTGGGTCTTGAATTTGTATAGCAGGAGAACTACCAACACCACTCAACAAAATACCTCTTTGTAGTGGTGTGTTGAATGAGAATGAGTATGTTGTTGGTGTATTGAATATAGGATAGAATTTTTTCTGAATTCTAATTTTTGTATCGTTAGTAACAATAGAAGCATCTGCATTTTGAATAGAAGAAATCAAATCAGCCGCAGTAAATGTACTATTAAAAGTATTCAATGTTCTTGTTGCAAATTGTTGAATTGAAGCAGATACGATTTGTGAAATTTGACTTGCAGTATAGTTTGTTTTCTTTGGATCATATAGAACGTTTGAGTTGACCTGAATATAGTTGTAATCAGGATCAACAATATTTGGGCTAACAGTCATCATTGAAATTGGTTGAATAACGTTCTTAATGATGGATTGTTTTTGTACTTCTGTTAATTTGTATGTGCCGGTAGGTTTTAAACAAACAAAAACTTGGCCATAAACTGGCGGATCATTTTCTTGGCCACCCCAAACGTTAACTGCATCGAATGAAAAACCTGCATTGTTTTGTTGAATCAAAGTGATGTAGTCATCGTTTGTAACCGCACGATTCTGTGCAGCATAGGCTTTAGGTGCTGTGTATTTGATAGAACTGATAGATTCTTTTTCACCGCCAGTTGTTGCTGCCACAGAACCATAGATGACTGTTGTTCCAAATCCAGAAACAGAATCTGTTAGAACAAAATTGTTTGCACCTGCACCAGAAGTGCCTTGTGTAATCAAGTAAAACACATTGACAATATTACCATCAGCCAATTTTTTACCTAGAACACCGTCACCAAAAGAAATTTCATAGTTTCCGTTCAAACTTTCTTGCAAGAAATAAACAGTCGATGTGCCGTCTAGTGTCAAATAGTTTGTTGAACCGGTGTAAGTTGTATAAGAAGAATTTGAACTTGATTGTTGAACTTGTACCAACAAAGTAGAGGTATCAATATCATTATCTGGCAACTGGAATGTATATGTTGGATTTGTTGTAGAGTCTACGTTAAATGAGTAATTTACAGGAATACCTTGTTTCAACTCAACACTATTGAATACAGCTTGACCATTATTTGCAGCAACAGTAACTGGATTAATACTTACAAAGTTATAGTTTGCACCATTCACAGACTCAGACATGAAATTTGTAAAAGCCGGTAATGTTACTGAAGAACTTGATGTGTTTGTGACAATATTCACATAAGCTGTTGGTGCAACTGCTGATTTTGGAGTGTAACCCAACAATTTTGCATGAGAAACCACAGATGAACGTTGCAAAGCAGTGTCCATGAACATTTCATTGGCCACCATGTTCAAGTAGAACGCATTATATTGTGTGTTGTATGCAAGTACGTCCAAAAGAACAGAAAGACCAGAACCAGAAAAATTATAGTCAGAAAATTGACTTTGACTTTGCAAGTAATTGATAAAATTCTGTTTTATTGTACCAAAATCGAGACTGGTAAGCTGAGTGTTCGTATTAGATGCCATTATCTAGCCCTTTGTAGTATTACGTTTATGGCAGTTGGTGTTAGACTATTGTTGATATAAAAAACCATATTGACAGAATATGCATTTCTCTCAGGAATTACAGTTACATTTACCTGTGCAACTTTTGCACGAGGTTCAAAGTTGGTTATGACGCGAGTAATTTCATCTTGTAAAAGTGATGCAGTAAGTGTTGTCAAAGGTTCAAACAATAATGAATCGACTCCACAATCAATTAGTGGCTGCCATAGTCTCTCATATCTCTTAGTTGATATGAGATTTCTGATAGACCTAATCACAGCTTGGTCATCGTAACTGAAAGATACATCTCCGGTCACGGGATTGGGTGTGAATCTTAGGTCTAGGTCGGAATAGTTGTGTTGAATGTTTGCCATCTAGTATTTATCATGCTCGGAATTAAATTCGCTACCGGAACTCTTGGATTGCGTCCGGCATTTTTGGAGCCCCGGACGAAAAATTTCGAATTTTGAAATTATCCTCCAGGTGGTCTCATATCAGGTAACTGAGGTTGTTCGTCTGCAAACCTAATCTGCGCTTGTTCAACAACCGTATCGACATCTGCTGGAATTGTTTTAATACTAGGATCCGCAGTCATTCGTTTAACTTCGGATTGATAGATTTCTTGTTTTGCAGCATAAATTCTTGCTCGGACAAAGTTTTTTGCCCATTCGTCAGGATTCGCTGCAAAGTAACGCAAGCATTTCCAATCTAATTCTGTAAATTCCATTGTAATTGTTGTATTTGCCATTTTTCTTTATCCTATAAAAAAACCACTAAAAAAAGATTGTGTTCCGTACCAATAGTTTTGTTGGCTAGAGTAATGATGTAGATTTACATAATCACCGGCTTTCAAATATAATATCTCGTTAATTTGAGTGTCTCCGGTATATCCACCTGCATACCAAGTTCTCAATCTTAGTCTGTATGGTGTTGTTTGACTAGCTTGTTTTAACGTATAACTGTCATTCACCCTAAAGATTGGATGTACGTAACTGGATTGATCGCTCGAGCCTTTGTAACTATATGTAGAAGCTTGAAAATGATAACTTCCTGTCACAGGTGCAGTAAATCGACCGTTTACGTTGTTGTAACTGTTAGTGTTGTCGTATAGATTTTGGTTAAAAATCATTGTTACCCAATCGTTAGATGGATAAGCGTGCCATCCTGCATAGTTATCAATTGCAACAAAGAAAGGTCTTGTTGGTTGAATCATAAAACCCAACGAAGACGTATCCAAACCCAAAACTGAGTTTGTGATAATTTGTATTGCAGCATTGCTGGTTTGTATTACTGATCCGTTGATATCTATTGGCATTTAGTACCCCATGTAACAACCACTAAAATAACAGTAAGGATCATAAGATTGCATATTTCCATTTGAATACCAGTAAACTTCAACATAATCACCAGCAGTCAAATAAATCAACTCAGAAATATCCGTATCTTGGCCATAACTTGCATACAAACCATATTGTCTAATTCTGTAAAGTGTTCCACCAGCTCTTCTTAAATTTGACGAACCGTTTACCCAATACATTGGATGGCAATACCAACTACCACCACCATCATTTCCGTAAATGTAACAATGTGACTTGAAAAGATAGAATCCAGTCCATGGTGCAGTAAATCTTGAATTGGTTAAATCGTAACAACCGTTTACATTCAAGTAACCTGATCCACCACCATAGTTATATGGTATTTTACCCCAACTACCTGAACTAACATATTGGCTCCAAGTAGAACCACTCATTCCGGCGGAAAACAAAGGAATAAGTGTTGAACCAGAACTATTTTGTGGCTTTGTTACTTGACCGTTTGAATTTTGATTGAATATGATGTTTCCGTTACTGTCTGTTGCAGTAACTGATGTTCCACCAGATATACTTGTTCCGTTTACGTCAATTGGCATAGTTACCCCACATATACGCCCATGAAAGCGCTTTCCCACGGATAATAATTACTTCCTGAGCCGTAACCATAGGGTTCAACGTAATCTCCTGCCACACAATTAATCACTTCTTCAATTTGTGCATCTTGTTCATAATTTGACAACATACCATAACCTCTGATTCTGTAAAAAGTGTTTCCACCCCTTCTTGCACCTGTGTCGCCATTTACCGCAAAACAAAAATGCGAATAACTACTGCTATAAACGTAAGCGGTATAGATAAAAAGATAAGGACCACTTATAGGCACGTTAAATCTAGTGGCCGTTGTATCATAACAATTTCCGTTATTATATGCGGTATTGTTGAAATAAGAAGATACTTTTGTCCAACCGTTGTAACCGACCCATGAGCCTGGATCAGTTGCTGGCGCAGCTACAAAACCTGGTATACCCTTTTGTAGTGCATAACCAATATTATTACTTGAAACGCCTTGTTCAAAAATAACGTTGGCCGAGTTATCTGTAATTCTGAAATAACTACTTCCAGCATCTATGGTTCCATTGCCAACAATAACAGACATTACAGTTCCTCCAACGAGAACTTATACTTCTTACCTGTCTTGTTATTGATGATGAACAAATCGTTTTCACCTTCTTGTATAGTCCAGTTGCCTGTTGTTCCATCAACATCATTTGGACCTTTGGCTTCGTTACTTAATTGCAAGTCACTGGTGTAAATGTTAGCCCAACGATTTGATGCAGAACCTAAGTTGTAAGTTGAGGTGTTTGATGGTACTATAGTGCCAGAAGTTACATTCAAAATAACAAGGTTAGATGCCGTTATATTACTTGCTACAATATTACTTGCAGTCAAATACTGTGATGTTATGATTGTTGAAAAAATATTAATAACAACAGTATTTCCGTTCATCGTTACGTTTGTCAATAACGGAGCTGTGTTCAAAACAACTGAACCAGAACCTGTTGACAATCTTGTACCCGTACCACCTGAAGCAACAGGTAGTGTTCCTGTTGTTAGTGTGTTTGCTGATGTGGCATACACAGCACCATTTAAAGTAAATGAAGTTAGGCCTGTACCACCGTAACCCGTTGCAACTGTACTGCCTTGCCATGTACCTGTTGTGATTGTTCCTAATACAGTAATTGGACCAGTAGTTGTAACAGTACCACCAGAACTGTTTGTGCCTGGTGTCATGATTCCAGTAGCTCCAACAGTCGTTCCTATTGTACTTGCGATATTTGAAGTCAATCTTTGTGTACCAACAAGATTGGTAACAAGATATGTTGCAGTACCACCCAAGTTATTGAACTGTGATAAGAATCCAACGTCTTTGGCTAATTGTACAGAATTTTGATAGTATGACCAGTCGCCAGTTCTTCTGGTCATCAACAAAATTGTTGTATTTGCAAGATAACTATCTATGTTTGCAACTTCTGTGTTTGCAATATTTGTTGAGTAATCGTAACCACCGCTTATATTGTTAGCTACGGATGTAATTGAATTTGCATATTCGTTTGCAAAATATAAAATAGTGTTTGCGTTTGAACTTAATAGATCGTTTATGAACAAACTGGTGTAAGAACCAAGAATTGGCGTCGTATCGTTTACACCATCAGACTTTGATAACGTCATCATGTTCAACTGACCCATGTTCTGAGCAGATTGGAATGATGGATATGTTTGGTCTGTTACGGTTGCAACACCAGAGATATTATCTGTGTGTGATTGAAAGCTTGCAATTTCAATAAGTAAGTTTGCAACTGCACTTGATGTATTTGAATCACCAATCGTATTTGCAACCATCATTAGTGTGTTGGCTGCGGTTGAGATTTGATTCAAATAGTTTGTTGTTGGATTTTGAAAGTAATTGCTTCTGACTGGACTTCCTTGAGCCAAGTCATTTTGTTGCCAACCAGGTATTGCACCACCTGAACTGTTTGATATTAGGTTGAGTGTATTTGCGGCAGTTGAAGATAGGTTCTTTGCGTTACCAAATCGTGTGGTGTCAAAGTTTAAACCTAATCTACTTGTTAGTGACATAATCTATTCCTTAGGGCATCAAAATTGTTGGAGGACCACTTGGACCTTTTGGTGTTGGGTGAATGTGTGCATCGTAAATAGAACGAATCAATGGTGCACCACCTTCCGGATCCATTAGAACACCACCAAATACAACAGTAGAACCAATGATTGCCGGTGCAGTTACTAAGACTGTGGCAGTAACTGTTCCAGGAATTGTTGGACCAGGAATACCAACGTTAACACCACCTAGTGTTGAGATACCTGCAACAGGGTTTACAGAACCAGGAACACCTGCGTGAATACCTGTGCCTGCTGTTACTGCACCAGTAGAAGAAATATCATCGGCAAGAAATTTACCGTGTACAGTTAAATCGGTGTTCAAAACAAGTCTGTCACCAGCCTGAACAAACATAGCAGATGATGCACTTGCTGGTTGAAAGTACATATCACCAGATGTTGTAAGTGTGTAGTCTCCCTTAACAACTACATCACAGTCTTTTTCAATTACCGTTCTTTGATTGCCTTGAATGTTTGTTATTGCATCACCTTGAATGGTTACTTCTGCATTACCAACAATATTGATATTGCATTTACCCTCAATGATAACGTTATCGTCTTTGGCTACAATTCTATAACCACTTCCCTCAATACGATGTACTTCGGTACCATCAGGTTGCCATTCAACAAAAGTTCCCGCACGGTGTTGTGTACGTATACGTTCAGCACCAGGAGTATCGTCAAACTCTTGGAAGTGGCCTGATTCTGTTTGCGTTACATTATTATGTGGATACTGTGCCGCATAGGCTGATGGTGGTTCTTGTATTTGTGCCATGTTAAGGTTTCGAAAAACTGTTTGATGATGTAGAATAACCTGCAGCGGCAAAGACCGCTTGAGTTGCTGCGGCTTGAGCTTGTGTATTACCTGAATTTATTTGTGTTGGTGTTATTAAAGAAAAAGCTAATCCCGCACTTGCTGTTGCCGCAGATTTAACAGCTGTGTTAAATTGTGTTAAACTTGTTTGTACATCAGAAATTGCTTTACCAAGATTATCAACTTCTGCATCAGAAGGTGTTGTGCCGTCAGATACAAATGCACTCTTATAACCAGATACGAGTTGTTTTTTTATTGTATTGATACAGTCTTTAAAATATGCAAGAAGTTCTGCGGGTAAATTCAAAATCAAAGCCAAAAGAGACTTCAATGCATTTATGTATGCAATAACTTGTTGTATGGTTTTTGCAATTTTTGAAATAAGTTTTGCAATGTCTGCAACTTCATGTGCTATTTTTTCCAAATAGTTTGCAAGACCTGTAGAACTTGGAGATAAACCAAGAGCTTTAAGTATTGCTCTTACTGCTGTGCGTATGGCGTTAACCACTTGACCTGCAAATGCACCTGCTTGAAATACTGCCATGCCAACATATGTACTACTATCACACGCATGTCTTATGGTTTTATTTGATGCATGTATTGCAGTATCTGAGTTTGCCGCAAGACCTCTAGCCAAAACAGGAACACTTGACGGACCTTTTGGTTGTGGTTTGTCTTCCGTATGAACCGGTTCTACTGGTTTAGAAGATACAACTGGAGGTGTTGTTGTATTAGAAGTAATTGCGCTTAATATAGCTTGTTTTATTATTTCTAATTGTGGTGGTGTTGGAAATACAACTTCTACGGTATCTGTCATATCTTATCCTTGCAAAGTTTGATCTTCTGCTAGACCAGAGATAATACCCATCATAATAGGCATCTGTGCTGATTCACCGTCCATAAAGAAGCCCATTACCCATTCACCAATTCTAGGTTTAGAAAAAGTATTTGATGCATTAACTGGATACATCGCAAGTGCCCAAGGCAAATCTTCATCAGGCAAAAGCATTTTATTGTCTGTATGATAACCAAAGATTCTCACTTGGCATCTACCAATAGCCAAAGGATCAGCTCGGTTGACAATCGTGCCAACCCAAAAAACCATGTTTTTGTTGCCGAAAAAATTATTGATTTCCATATTAACTACTTACTGTTTGACTGCCTGTAACAAGCTCGACCCATGTTGGATCATAATCATTAACACCCGCAAGAGGTTGTGCGTTACTACCCTTACATAATTCTACTACTGATATATATGTGGTGTTGTTCAACACATGACGGACTGCACTCACAAGATATGTACCAGACAACTGATTATCTGACGTTCTTTGTTTATCTTTTGTTGTGATACCGACACCGGCAACATCAAGATCAATCGTCATACCAACAAATATTTCTGGATTACCAGGAACTGTTATTCTAACTCTCTGGTATTGTGATAAAGCCAACTGACCAACACGATTGGGTATGTAATTCTCTGCGTTGATATCAGGTGCAACTGTATCGGGTAACTGTTTCAAATAACTTGACTGATTAATTTGATTGTAATTTGATGGTGCCATTCTCAATACACCAGCTTCTGTTCCGTTTAAATTTAATTCAGGCGATTCGTACATTGCTTGACCAAACCTGTTCTTATAGTTGTTAGTAACAGGTGCTGGATTCATCGTATCGTATTGTTGAGCCAACACATCATAACTAAAATCTGTAACATATTTCTTTCTTAACACAGGATCAATAGTTATTAGACGGTTTGCAAAAGTACCGTTCATCAAAGCTTTCAATGTGTCAAAGCTTTCCAATACTTCAAAGTTAAGTATATTATAGTATTCTTGGTTGATATCACCAGGAACTACGTTTTTTGGTGCAAAAGTGTATTTGAATACAGGAGTTTGTTTGAAAAGTGTGCCTAATGATGCAAAGAATATGCCATCATTGTTCTCAAAGAAAATCATATCAGCACCGTTCATATTATTTCCGGTACCACTATAACCACTTTGGCTTGGCGTTGCATAAGTTGAAAGCCAATTGATAGTCTCAAATATTTTTTTGTTTGGTAATATAAAATCGTAAGTAAAGGTCGTATCTTCTACACTAATCACTTTGGTATCTGAGTTACCAACACCCAAGAAATTTGTCAATATATCTGTTACGATATCTGAAATTTTTTGTTGTTTGTATGACTTACAGATTCTATATTGTTCAGATAAAAGAAACTCATCAGAACAAAAGTTGATTGTGTAATTTTCAAACGTATTGTTCTTACTGAAAGAACGGTTTGTTATAGAAAATATTCTAAATGTTCTTGAGAATTCAACACCTTCTGTTGAAGGCTTGTCTAAGGTAATTTTTATATATTCTGTACCATTTAAAGAAGCACCGTTGATAATACCAACACCATCAGACATAACCAACTGGCCAGTTAATGTTCCGGCAAACAAATCTTCAAACAGGTTCAATTCAACCAGTTGTGGTTTTAAGGATATTTTACCTGTTGCACTGTATAGAACTACATCTACTAAGTTATAGTCGGTTGAAAACTTAATGTTTGACATTTTTTAGCATCAAATCCTGAAATTGTGATTCAATTTGGTTAATATACAAACTATTAATAATATTGATTCTTCGGTTAGATTCATTCTGAGCAACTTCATAATCGTAAATGCTAACTTGTCTGTAATTTGTTTGTTTGGTTACAGAAACGCCACTTGGAAGTTGCAAAGTTACATTTTGATTTGTAGAATTCAAATATGTATTCTGTGTAATTTGATTTGTAATTGTCTGTTTTTGTTGGTCTTGCGAATTGAACGTGATTGTATCTTGTTCCCAGTGATGTGGTGTGCTTTGCATGTAAGCCAAGACAACAGAAGGTGTTGTTGAGTTAGCCGCAGCAGAATATTTGTTCAAAACATAATCTTGAAACTGTTTATTTGTCAATGGCCATTGCCATTGTGGATCAAAAATATTGTTTGCAAACAACACAATCCAAAATCTGTCAACACTATCATAATAACGGTGTGCAATATTTTCTGGTGTATCACCATCTTTTACATCGTACTTGTACATCAAGTTAATGTTATTTTGCAAAGAAGAAAGTAGGTAATTTCTTGCGATCAAATTTGTTGCAACAGTTAGATTGCCTTTTGGATCAGCTATAGTTACTTGTGGTAATGTACTAAAATATCTCATGATTTGAATCCTGTCCATTCAGAATATCTTGATTTTGTGACAATATCCATTTCTTGGAACTGAAGGGTCATTCTAGTTTGAATTGGGAATCCATCGTTGTAAGTTGCCCAACCGTTCGGTGCATAATCAATTGCAACATTCTTCAACACACAGTCACCAACCTTGTATATTTTTGCATTTCCGTTTGCACCAACGGCATCATTGATTGCGTTTGTACCTGATCCGTTCACTAACGCAGAAGCTGCGGTAGAACCAAGGTATGTGGAAAGTGTATTAGTAAACACGTTTGAGATTGAACTCAAGATACCTGGATTACCAGTAAACGCAAACTTGATGTTAAAAATTTGTGGAGGCACCAAATATTGTTTTGTATTCGGATCATAATCGGGTAAAGAATAATAACTGAAAGTGTCGATGATGTTCTGTACTGCTTGAGCTTCTTGCGTTGAAATTGGTGTGAAGATAAAGTCTAATTGAAATTCTCTTAGACCGATACCCTGATAAATCAATTGCATTTGTGGGTTTGGAACTACTTTCAACGCTTGTTGTGCTATTGCTTGTGCAGCATCTGCATTGCCACCAACTTTACCAGATGCAATACCCAAAGCTTTTGCAGCTGCGAATCTTGCTTCAGGAGTATTAAACAAGTTAGCGATATCACCTGAAGCTAATTTGTTCATAAAATTTTTGTCCGCATATGCACTAGACAAATAACCAGCCAAACCAAATGTTTCTGTCATACTGACAGCAGTATAGTTTGAATCGAAACTTGTTTGTAAACTATCTGGCATATACAAAGATACTGTCGCTTGAGATGCACCTTTTTGTATTTGATAGTTTGAAGCCGTATCTAACTGTGCAACATCTTGAATTACTTTTCCAGTCAAACCTGCTAACTGTGAAGGTGTTATGTTTTTGGCCGCAGAGAATACGTTATCAACAGCTGCAGATGCGCCACCAGGAGTAGCTAATTTTTGAATAGCCGCTGCGCCTTGTTGAAGCAGAGTTTGTGCTGTAGAACCAGCTGTACCAACACTTTCTGCTAAATTTGTCGTATAGTCAAATATAGTAAATTGAACGGCGTGCGAAAAAGTTGGATTTGCGGCCAAATCCAATGGGTAAATATAGTTCTTATCTTGACCTTGAAGCGGTGAAAATAAGTCTGTTAATAGGTTTTGAGGAGATATACCGTTAATATTTAACGGAGAAATGTTAACTGCTGCCATTTGGAATTTGAAAAAGTGACATACATAGTATTTATGGCATATTCTGGAAGATTTACCCCTAAAAATCCAACGAAATACGTTGGAGACCCTACAAACATCATCTATCGCTCAAGCTGGGAAGCTCGGTGTATGGATTGGTTCGACCGTAATCCTGACATAATTTCATGGGCATCTGAAGAATTAATTGTGCCGTATAAGTCTCCAGTTGATGGTAAATGGCACCGATACTTTCCAGACTTTCTCGTAAAGATGAGAACAAATAAGGGCATGAAGACGGTGATGATTGAAGTTAAACCCAAGTATCAGACAGTACCGCCAGCTCAACCAACAAGAAAAACTCGTAGATTCATTCAAGAAGTTATGACATGGGGCGTCAATCAATCCAAATGGAAGTCAGCACAAGAATACTGTTTAGATCGTGGCTGGGACTTTCAAATCATCACAGAAGAGCACCTAGGCTTGTGATAAATAGTTGATGGCATCAAAATTAACACAATTAGCAAGTCAGTTCTCTGGTTCACAGATACAGGCAAGATCGGCTGAATCATACAAATGGTTCTTACAAAAGATTGCGGAAATTCGCAATCCAAGCCAAATTGCACGTGGAGTGAAGGCAGAAAAACAACGTCAAGTAAATCACTTTACGAATGGTGGTCTGTATTGCTTTTATTATGATCCGAAACATAAAGATACTTTACCGTACTATGACAAGTTTCCACTTGTTTTGGTACTAGAAAAGTACCCTGATGGTTTCTTGGGTTTGAATCTACATTACTTACCAATTCGACATAGAGTGGTATTGATGGATAAACTCATGGACTTTGCGATCATGAAAGATGACAACATTCTGAAGATGCGTGTGACTTATGATATCCTGGCTGCAACCAGACGTTTCCGTGAGTTCAAACCCTGTGTTAAGAAGTATTTGTATAGTCATTTGAACTCAAAGATACTTACCGTACAGCCAAATGAATGGGAAACGGCAGTATTTTTACCAATGTACCAGTTTAAAGGTGCAAAACCACAACAAGTTTGGCAAGAGTCATTAGACCAAATAAAAGGAATGAATAATGGCGGGGACGATTAACGATTTTTTAGGTAGTTTTAATACCGATGTTGCAAGAGCATCTAGATTTGATGTACAGATTAATGTACCTCTAGTCCTTTTGCCGTTTGTAAAAACTAGCCGCCAGATTAACTATAGATGCGAGACTGCCGATATTCCTGGTAGAACACTGGCTACAACCGAAAGAAGATTTGGTTCTGCACCATCTAGAAAGATTCCTTATCAAACAACGTATAACGAATCAACAATGTCTTTTATTGTGTCTGATGACATGTCAGAAAAGACATTCTTTGAATCTTGGCTTGAAGCAATAAACCCATCTACCACATATAACTTCAACTACCCAGCTAATTACATATCAACGATTGTGGTCAACCAGTATGACGTTTCAAATCAAATTTCATACTCTGTAACGTTGAATGATGCGTTTCCGATATCTGTAAACCAACTGGATTTGGACTGGTCAAACGAAAACCCACACAAGTTGGTTGTGGTATTTGCATACACTAACTGGCAATCGAACTCTGTTGCTACCACTATTAACAACCTTAAAACACAAATTATTAACTCTGTTACTCAATGAATTGAAGGAGATATACTATGGCTTTGCCAAAAATTGATACGCCAACCTATGATGTGATTTTACCTCTGTCACAAAAGAAAGTGACTTATAGACCGTTCTTGGTGAAAGAACAAAAGAACTTGATGATGGCGATTGAAGCGAATGATTCTGAAACGATTGAACGAAACATCAAACAAGTTTTGGTTAATTGTACTTTGACACCAGATGTTGACATTGAATCTTTGCCTGTAATTGACGTTGAATATTATTTCTTGCAGTTGAGAGCTCGTTCCGTAGGTGAAATTGTTGAAAACAAATACACTTGCACCAACGAAGTGAATGGCACTCAATGTAATGGCACGTTAGAAACATCTTTTAATTTGTTGGATATTAAAGTTGAAGGTGAAATTGGTAAGAAAAACTTAGTTCAACTGACACCAACTATCAGTATGAAGATGAAGTATCCTGAGTTTTCAGTTGTTCAAAAGTTGAAAGACAAAGACAATTCGGTTGATATTGCATTTGAGATTATGACCGATAGTATTGAATACATCTTTGATGGCCAACAGTATTACTATGCAAACGAAACAGCTAAAGAAGAACTGACACAATTTTTGGAATCTTTGAATCAAGAACAATTCAGAAAACTGGAAGAATTCTTTGATGACCTTCCTAGATTGACTAAGAAACTTGAAACAAAATGTCCAAAATGTGGCTTTGAACATGTAATCAACATGGAGGGACTTGAAAGTTTTTTCGGGTAATATTTCGTTATGATAACTTAAAAAATTATTATAAGACTAACTTTGCATTGATACAACACCATAAGTATAGTCTTACTGAACTTGAAAATATGTTGCCTTGGGAACGTGATATCTACGTTACCATGTTGGCACAATACATTGAAGAAGAAAATGAGAAGATAAAACAAAAACAAGCTTCAATGAATAAGAAACGATAATGGCAACAAAATATCAACTTACACCGGCGGCAGAAGAATTAGCCAAAAAATTGGGGATCAAACATGAGCCCCAACAAATGCTTCCTAAAGAAATCTTTGAGGTACTACTCAAAGACGGAGACCTCGCCACAATATTGTCCGAGGGTGGTGTAGACTTGACCAGAAGTCAAATGAAGCGAGTAAAAGAAGTCGCTAAAGAACAATCTAAAGAAAAACTAGAAAAGATGGCCATGGAGTTGGCCAATTCACCTGGTTATCAGGCATTTGTTACGATGCCTATTATTTCTAAAATTCTTGCCAATTCAACTGGTACACCAAAACCACAGCAACCAGCAAAGGCAGAACAACAAAAGAAATCAACAAAAAAATCCAAGAAGAAGGATAAAGACCCAGAAATTTCTACTGTAACACCCAATACAGTACTAGATTTGAGAAAGGGTGATTCTGAAGCTGATATTCTCGGTAAGATGTTGAATTTGCAAAAACAACAACATGATGAAGACCAAAAAAAATATCGTGAATATAACAAGAAAAGAAAAGATATTGATAAAGAACGTGACGGCGAACTACAAGATTTAATTGATGCTTTTGAAGGTAAAGGTAAAAAAGCTAAAGAAAAACCTCAAACTAAGAAAAAGAAATCAAACCTATTGAAGTATGCTCTACTTGGTCTTGCTGCAGGTGTGGGTTTGTCTACTGTTGAAAAAGCTTTTGCATCCGAGATGAAAGGTACGTTGCAAACTTTTTCCAGTGATGTAAAAGACATAATCAAAAATATTACCGGAATCATTGATACTTCTCGTGGTGATTATACATTCGATAAACAAATATTCTCAGAAGATGAATTGTCCGCAAAAGAAAGTGCTGAAGAATATTTTGGTGGTAAAATCAGTGACCAAGAATGGGACCAACTACTTCGTGCAACAGCAGCAGAATCAACAACAAATCAAAAAGAACAAGCTGCTGTTATGGGTTCGATTCTTAACCGTGCTCGAAAAGCTGGCGGCGGTACCGGCTCAATAAAAAAAGTTTTGGAAGCACCACAACAGTTTGAAGCTGTCACAGGTACATATGATCCAATAACCAAAAAATCAACTGGTCCTTCTCCCAAATATTTGAAAGGTCCTTCTGAAAAAGAAAGACAATCAATGTTGGGTGGTGCAATTAATTTGTTACCACATGTTAGAAAAGATCAAACAGATTTTTCTGCGGCTGATCCTAATGCATATAAAAAACCAGGTCATAATATTGCTTACAGAGATAAGTTAGCCAAAACAGGTAAGATTTATGGTGGAACACAATTTGGCACCACCGTATATGACAATGATGTTGCTATGGAAGCAGTTACGATGAATAAAGAATTACCTGAGTTGATGAAGAAATATAAGCCAAGAAGATCATCAAACGTAATTGTAAATAATAATACAAGTATTGTCAAACAAGGCGACAACAACACTTTGATAGGCCATAGTTTGGTTGATGACCAACCGGCACTATTCGAAAAACAATTTAATCAGACTCGTTGAGGACGAAAATGGATTATAGAAAAGCAGACCAGATAAAAAGAAAAAGTCTAATAGACCTCATCAATGAAAAAAATTTGGAAGAAGGTGAAGGCATCTTCAAATCTATTGGTCGTTCCATATCAGAAAAATTACAATCAAAAGTAACCCGCATTGGTAGATTTTTTAATCCTTTGCGTTTGGTTAGTGCTTTGACACCAGGTTCCAAAAAACAAGGTAACAGAGGTATCTTTACTCGTGTGGCTCGTGCATTTGGTGCAAGTGATGAAAACATTGAATACTATGGTGGTTACGGAAGAAAAGACAAATCCAAACGCACCAAAATTGGTCCAGGTCAAGTAAGAAATCTAGAAGTGGGTGATTCATCGGCCGACATTCTGGCCAAGATATACAACTTCATGTTGAAAGACTATGAACGCCAAAAACTACAACGTGAACTAGATGAAAACTTCCAGAAAGAACAACAAGAAGAAAACGAAAGACGCCACAAAAAATTAGTTGAAGAAATCGAAAAACTAAAAGGTGGTAAAGTTGAAGATAAACCAAAAGAAGAAAAGAAACAAGAAAACTTCTTAGAAACAGTCGGCAAAACATTCAAGAAAATTATTGGTACAATAAAAGGCCTTGCTTTGACTGTTATTCCAGCTATTGGTTTCTTGATTGGAATGTTCAAGAAAGTAATTAGTCCATTAGAAACTATGGCCACAAGAATCATTGAGGGTATAATGGGTTCTTTATTTAATTTGGTAGAACCAATCGTTTCTTTTCTACTAAAAGGAACGGCAAAAACTATTTTGTCTAAAGTAGCTGATGCTATTTTAAAAGTTGTTGGATTTATTGGTGAATTGACATATGATGTTCTAAAAAAAGGATTACAAGGAGCTTCTAGATTGTTAGGAGCTAGAGTTCTTGCCGGTTTGGGCATAGGTGCGGCAGTAGTAGGCGGAGTAGTCAGTTACAAAGCAATCGAAGAAGGCACTGACGAATTACAATCAGCTGCATTTACTTCAGATCGACCTGGCGGTCCAAGAGACCAAGCAATTGCTGCAGCTAAAGAAAGAGATAAAAAGATATCTGATTATGAAAAAGAATATTTACCAAAAAGAAGACTTGTTGGTGAAAACGATGAGTACCGTGAAAACATGCAAAAAATTCAAAATGAATATCTCGAAAAAATGGGTGATATTCAAGGAAAACAAAACATATATTTTGACGAATATATCAGACCAATATTGGAGTCAAAAGGATATCATGTTTCAGATAAACCATATGATTATGCACCAGGTTTCAAAGCTGGAAATGGTTTAAAAATACCTAGAATAACCGATTCTAATGGTGAAGAACTGAATGTATTGCAATATAATTTATTGGCACTTTCAACCTTGGCTGGTCGTGAAGCCGCCAAAGAAGAAAAAGAAATAAGCGCCAACATAAAAACATTCATAGGTAAAGAATTAGATAAAGCAAAAGAAGGTGCTTCAAAAGATTCTACGGTAAATACTTTGAAAAATGAAATATCTAGTGCTGTTACAGATGTTGAAAAATCTATTAAGAATTTCCATATCAATCTAGAAAAAATGGAAGAAGATGACACAGAAGAACAGGGAACAACCATAATCAACCAAAATGATAACAAGGTGATTGGCGGTAAACAATCAATTAATGATACAAGACCAATACCTGCTCGTATGCAAAATGATACTGTTATGCTTGCATTGAATAGAGTAAGCGTAGCTGTATAAATGAAAAACCCCGCACTAGGCGGGGCAAAACCATATTGGCGAGAGAAAGGAGCGTTTTAGGTTTTAGTCATCCATCTGAGCCAACTTATCGAAATAAGCTGAATCATCATCATCCCATGGAGCTGGTTCTTTAGCTTCTGCTTTTGGTTTTGCAACCTTAACTTCTGCTTTTGGTTCTTCTGCAACAGTTGCACGAGCAGGTGCTGTAGATTCACCAAGAACTTTTTCCAAGCGATCTTTCAATTGGTCGTATGTCTTGAACTCTTTGTCTTGCAACAAGTCTTTCAAGGTGTATTCAGACTTCCAAATCTTTTCCAATTCACTGTCATCATCCAACAAAGCAGATGGTGATTCGAATTCGGACTTATCATAGTTTTGATAGCCATCAACTTTACGAATCTTCAACTTGAAGTTAGCACCTTTCCACAAATCAAATGGATTGATTGGTGTTTCATCTTCAAAAGCGGGATTCATCGCTTCAGTCAATTTGTCAAAGATTTTCTTGCCATAACGGAACAAGAATACTTTGCCTTCATTTTCTGGATGTTTTGGATCGCTAACGATGTAGACGTTAGAAACGTAGTTGAGTTTACGTTTTTGTTTGCTTACGAGTGCTTTATCTTCTTTGTCACCAGAATTCCACAAGCGGCTGTTGTGTTCACAAACAGGACATTGTTCGTTCTTAGTGGTGAGACAGTTATCGATTAACCAACCACCAGGACCTTGAAAGCCGTGAGAGAAAATCTTTACCCATGGTAGAGAATCTTCACCGTCACCTGGAGAGGATGGTAGAAAACGGATGGTTGCCATGCCGTTGCCTGCTTTGTCAACTTCTGGTTTCCAAAAGTTATCAGGCTTGTCAGAGCCAGCGTTTTGGCTCATACTTTCAACAGCCTTTTTCATTTTGTCTAAATGACCGGCTTGTTTTTTGAGATTTGCAAATGAACTCATGATTTTTCCTTTATAAACGGAGTGTTACGGTATATGTTTTGTATGTCACAGTTTTCATTATATAATAGTATTTAGGCGTTTCTTACACATACATATGCAAGATTGCCAAAGTGGTTGGCCAGTCTTTGTGCCAAATGCCAATACCACCTGCCTCACGCCAATCGTCAATAACACTTTTGGTATCATCGATAATGATTGAATCGGGAGTCGCATACTTCCATTTGTGTTTTTTACCAGGAACAAAAATGGGATTAAAGGTGATGCCATGGGTCTGTAACCAAATCATTTTCTGTTTGGAAATGGCATCGTATCTTTCCTCATTGGCAGTTGAGGAGAGAATCTGTGTTGGTGCTGAAGCCTTGCGTAAGTAATCAAGACCTTCATCAGCACCACGCATCTTGTCGAGTGTTGCAAACTGATTAGTATTAATAAAATTATCAAAGAAATGATTGAACTGAGATTTCTTCTCCGCTTCACGTGGATGAATGTTATACAGTTCCATGTAACGTTTTTCAAAATCAGCAATAACGCCATCCATATCCAAGTAGATACATTTGATTTTAGGCTTCTGCATGTTCTTTTACCATTTCCTTTAGAATACTTTTCAGTTTTTGTTTGTCGTAATGTACAAACGGTCTATACTTGGCGATTTTCATTTCCCATCGTGGCCAAATAATATCATCTTTGATTTTACGTTGCCACATTGGTAAGAAATTCATCAAGTCATCCATTACAATAACAGTTTCAATCATAATCTCTGATTGCATCAATTCGTGTAGTAACCTTGGGTAATGGTCATCTACCACAGAAAGAATGTCATTCAGATCATACTTGTTGAATAGATAGATTATATCCTGTTCGAACTGGTATGTCAAGCTCTGGTTTCTTTTTTGCCAGTTTTTGTATCGTTCTTCAGCCTGTGGTGTGAGTAAATCACCCGCCCACGAACCATCATCAACAATAAAGTTGGCAATATAGAAATTTTTTAATTCGTCAATGTCATATTTGCGAGACAACTTGTAGAAGTGGTATTTGTCTCGGCGTGTAGAGAAATTTGTACGAGATACACTGGTTTTACCGTTGTACTTGATGAAGTCGTAAGAGCCGGTAAAATGTAGTTTCAGTGCATTGTACAAGGAGTATGCATCAAAACCTGTAGTGTCTGTCATAGCGGCAATTTGGATGTTTTCTTCAGCAAATTGATTTCTTGTGCTTCTTCTCTAATCTTAGATTTGAGTGACGGTGTGATTAGAGTGGCTGCAACTTCAATCTCAAGACCAGTTTCTTCACAATGGTGCGTAATTGCATCCATATAACCGGTCCTAAGCTCTCCGTTTAGTTTCTCTATAAGGTCACTAAACTCTTTCACTTCCTGTTTTGTTGGCATAATCGCTTATCACTTTCAATAATGTAGATAATTCATCCTTTTCTAAGATTATACTCTTAGAAAGGTTGAGTGTCAAGTCACCTGATGGTATTCTTTCTTCACGAGTTAAAAATATCATGCCACATTTTTCGGATATTGTGTATTCGGTCATTTGTAAAATATGTGCCTTCCAATTTGTGCAACTTGCTGTTTTCTCCAACCTGGATGCACATAGTCGGCGTGATAGTACATTGCTCGTACATGATAGAGTTTATCGTGTACGTATTGTTCCGTCAAGGCTCTCTTAGCAACCATCATGGATTCTTCCCATTCATATTTATTGATTGCTTGAGTGTGTTTTTCTCCGACCCAACTGAATTGATAAGTGGTATTGGTCTTCTGATAGACCACATCACACACAGTTTTTGGAAATTCGGGGTCTCTTGTCCGATTCATTGTCACTTGTGCTACGGCCAGCTTACCTTCATATGGTTCTCTTGCGGCTTCGTAGTATAAATTTTGTGCCATGCATTGAATTTGGCGTGCTATCTCTGCTGATACCTTCTGAACCTCAGATAATTGTTCGTTATGCGACATAACCGGCATCAGGGCGAATAATGTAATTAGAATGAACTTCTTCATTACTTCTCCTTAAAAATGATAAAACGGACCGAAGTCCGTTTTTGATAAGTTTTTAGAAACTTAGAAAACTATCAGAACTTAACGTTAACACCGATCATACCAGTGTTGCCATTGAAACCGCTGATGCGATTTTGGCCATAGAAACGCTCTGTACCGATAACGGCGTCAACAGATTTTGTAATTGCATAAGTTGCTTTCGCACCAACAGTCAAACCATAACCATTATCAACACCTGCAACTTCTGTCTTTTGATAGACAGCTGCACCGCCTGCTGACAAAGCAACAGGACCAACTCTGGTCAATTCAAAATCTTTACCAACTGACACACGGTTGTATTCGTTGCCGATATGTGTTGCGGCAACGTTAATGCCAAACACTTGTGTACCAACACGAACACCGTCTTTCGCAACTGAATAGTCACGAACTTGGTCAACAGATACATCAGCAGCGAATGCTGACAAAGACAATACTGCTGCAGCAGCTACTAAAATTTTCTTCATAAAAAACTCCTTTTATTTAAATAAAGTGATTGATTATTCTTGGGTAGGAAATCAAACAAAACCTAATTCATAAAAAGTTTACAACATCATTTACAAACGATATTGTAAGCGATATTCTAGGGTATTGGCAAGTCCTACAAAAAATTGTATGTGGACTTGATGTTCTTAGAATTGTTGGTTGTATCAGTTCAATCTCTGTGATTGGTTCCAAACTGTTCCTAAGACTCGTAGGCCAATATTTTGCGCCGGATGGTGTTGATTCATGCATCTGAAATGTTTTTTCGTCCATTTCAAAAAATGCGGTTGAAGAACCTTCACAGTTCAACAATGGTATATTTAACCTTGCCTGAACACCGTTATTTAAATCATCTGTGTGGTCTATATGTAGTGTACTACTATCAGTACCTAATGTCAAGACCGCCATCTGTTTTATTGGCCCAAATTTTTCTATCACACCTTGAAATTCTGGTATGTTATCCAAAACTTCTTTTAGTCTGTCTGTCTTTACTGGATTCCAGAAAAGATTTATGTGTCGAAAGAACTCCGGTTTCTTTCTGTGCAGCTCTAAGATTTTTTGGCCATAAACTTTATAGTCGCCAGCTTCAACAATTTTCCAGTACTGCATTTTTATCCTTAAAGTGGTTGGTTATTCTGTTACGAGGAAACCAACCGAAACCCTAGGTGCCGTTAATTAGGCAGCCAATGCGAATTTTGAATCATTTACATTTACTTAGTTTACTTTTATAGACTATCTGTGTCTAGTTGTCCACTTCTATACTCTTTGCCCTGTCGAAACCATGGCAGGCCCATTATAAAACACACTATTCCGTTATCCCACGTCTAGAACGATAACTGGGGCTCCGTAGAGCTAATGTGTTTTATGGTGGACCTGGCGGGAGTCGAACCCGCTTCCAGAACATTTTTCAAGTTGCTTCATACAACCATATCTCATATTATATATCAGGTTTAACAAAAAGTCAAGCCACATTATGGTATTTATAAGTATCCGGTTTCCTTAAGCATTTCACACACTTCATCAAACGTAAAATCTTTTGTTTGTAGGCTGAGTGCAACTCGTTCTTCTATACCAGATAAAGGCACAACACTATGCGGTTCTTTGACGTTTAAGACCCAAGCTTCTGTTGGTTTTGCATTAAATTCTTTTACTATCTGTAAATCTAGTGGATGAAAAATGTATCCATCGGTCTGATTTGATATTTGAAACTTTCTTGGATTTTCTACTTTAGGTTCGTGAAAATATGTGACACAATTTTCAGTTTTTATATAGAAGTTAATACAAGTTTTAATTGTACTATCGGTATGCGTTGGTACTTTTGAATTGATTCTCATCAAATTCAAAAAGAAAAATTTCTTTTTTCCTTTTGGTATAACTTTATAAACATCTTCCATTTCAAGTAACTTAACTCGTGAATAATTTATACCTTTAAATTTTTGGTGGGTATCTGTTGCACCAAAAGTTGTTACGTCACGAATTTTTTCGATATCACTATTGAATTCAAAATTACCATTTAGCTTTGCAAAATACTTAAACATTAGTCCACCAGTAAATTCTTTTCTTGTATCAACTTGACTACTTCGTTCCATTCAGGATTTTTATACGGTGTCATTGCAAAACACCAACGGTCTTTTGTATGAACTGTTATTGAATGTGGAATGTCCGTTCTCACCAACGTTACACAATTTTGTTTTATATATTTTCTTTCAACTTCAACCATCTTTTTTACTGGCCATTGCAGATAAGGTGTGTTTGCTGGGGTGTAAGACATGCCTCCTAAATTTTCTGGCATTTCATACCAACGCATATCAGAATCTTCACCACCAACTATGATGTTTAAACTAGAATGCCTAAATTCATTTTCATCACCGTTTATAACATCAATATGAGCAACATCGATCAACATGTTAAAAAATACCGGTTTGTAGAACAACATTATGTCAACAGCCAGTTTTATTCCAAGACTTTCGACATATTTGATCCAATCAGGATCCATAACATCAACTAAAGGGAATTCCCACACTCCGTTTTTATATTTTTGACCATTGGGTTTAGGAAATACCCAGTCTTTTCTTAATGCATTTGTTACATCAATTTTTAGTTCGTGGTAATAATTACTCATCTAAGTACCCCAACTTTTTAAGTACATCTTTACAATCTTGATAAGACATTTCAGGTGTTCTAAAATCCCAACCAACAGCAATTCTTTCTACACTACTTGTGTTTCTTACTCCATGCCATTCGTGTACATTTGTTAGATACGCATTACCATAAACAGAATATGTATGCTGTGCATCAGGAAAAATATCAAACACCATATTGTTTTCTGTTTTTATTTTTGGTAAGTTATAGTATTCAGATATACATAGCTCAGAACAACCTTCAATAGGAAAATAAAGTGCTTGAGAACGCCACTTCCTATCGACATGAGGTAACATATGTTTACCTGCCGGCAATTTTGTTATTGAAGCTGATCTGGACATGTATGGTAATAAATCGGCAAATTCATTCCAAAGTGGATCCTCTAAACAATCTTCAGCGACAAAACCTTTATTAAAATGGTTTTTGTCCATATTTTTATTCATTTCCCAATCAACATCATCTTTGCGCCAGTTTGCAATGATGGCTTTACCTTGATAAAAATCAGGCATCAAAGGTGCAAAATGTTTATAGTAAATTTGTTTCATTGTTTCGAGTTGTTTTTCACTAAAACAACATTTTGCAAATAAGTCTTTGGCTTCCATATCAATCTTCTTGTACGTGAGGACGGTTCACACCAAGTCTTTTAATGTCACTTTCGGTCAATTCGGGTTTAAATCTTAGTCCGACAATAACTCTACTCTCTTTTTCAGAATATCCTTGATGAAGTATTGTTGTATTGACTAATGTTGGTCTATTAGACCATTGAAGTCTTTTTATTTCTGTTGCTTCTTCTAATGGTATCCAAGCAAAATTTGATATTGGATCCCATCCACGGTTTGCAACATCGTTTAGTTTTCTTTGGTCTGTTTTAAACCATCGAGTAAAAGAGTCTTCGTAGTCTTGTATTCCAATATTTATTGAGTGTCGTGTAAACTCAGGACTGTATGTGTCAACATGAACATTACCAACTTCACTCAATACAATTTTTCTAGAAATCAAAAGTCTATGGAATTTTTTCTCCAGCCCAACACTAACCAGATACTTTTTCAATAAAGGACACTGTGGAAAAACATACTCAGCCATAACATTAATGTATGACGAATTGGTAGCAAAAGATTTTTTATCCGGATTATTTACAAATGCACGTAATTCCTCACGTAGTGGTTCAAGATTAGGAATATCTATGTAACTATAAAACCAATTAGGCCAAAGTGGAGTATACTCCATTTGATTTAGAAAATCAACCTGTTGTTTTGTTAACATAAAATTTTACCTACAATGATATCTTCGTCCATATAACCCATTCTATGTAGAATGGGTCTGAAGTCGTTTGATTCTTTAACGTGCCATGTTACTTTGGTTGCACCAAACTCTTTCATCTTTTGTTCGGAGAATTTCAGTAACTTAACACCAGTCATACCCAAACGATATTCTTTTTTCAGGTACAACACATCATTGGATGCAACAATTACATCTGCATAGTGTATGTGTGGCTTCATAAAGAAAGCCGAATAACCCACCAACACACCATCATCACGAGCAGTCAACAAATAGAATTCATTGTTGTTTTCAAGTTTAAGATATGTGTCCCAAATAGGATTTAGTTTTACTTTGTCTTTGTTTAGTGTGAGTTCTTCATAATGATCGTCCAACAAGGCCTTCATTTCCGGTAGAACATCATTCAACTTTTCGTGTGTAAATTTCATAGTCATTTTTCATACACTCTTTCAACTCTGTCTTTCAAATATTTATCACCAAAAGTGGTAACAGTAAAATAATTTTCCATAAAGAATTTTTTAGTTTCTTGATCTTCCTCAAACTCTTTTATGTAATTTTGCCATTTTAAAACAATCTGTTTTGGTGTCCCTTTTGGTAAAACAACAGCAAACCCATTTAAGTCCAACCAATTTTTGTATAATTTTTCAAAAACCACAATATTTGGATAATCAGACAAAGTGGTGGTTGAAGATATCAAAACCAATTTTTCATCTTTAATATAATCTTTTACGACACTGTAGGGTAATATTGAAAAATCGGTTACACCACCAATTAAATCTATGAGCAGATTTGGTACCCCTTTATATGGAACCATTAGAGATTCTGTTTTGGGATGAACATTATTAAGTAGTTGCTTTATGGAAAATAAATGGCCTTTTGAAGTGTATGAAAAAGAATAAGATTTATCAGATTTTAAATTAGATAAAAAGTCATTGTAGTTGTGAATATTTAATTTGGGATTTGCAACCAGAACAAAATTAGGTTGGTCAATCATTGTAACATATTCAAATTCAAAGTTATTATTTTTTGCATTACTTAAACCGCCAACTGTCGTCAGCCAAATTGTTGAACCGTCAGGTTTACTTTTGCTAGCATCTTCAGCTGCGATAAGACTTTCTGCACCCACTTTAAATCTTGGTAAAATTGTCACATTTTTCTTTTCTAAGAAATTTTGTAACTGTTGAAAGTTACTATATAGTGTTCCTCCAGGTGTAGTTGATAATACCACATTTACGGTCTCAGCTTTCGAAATTAAAACTTGCATCAACAATAAACATATTAATATTTTTTTCATAATCATTCCAATTCGCAAACATAATAAAAATCACTAGCAATTAAAAGTAAATTATGGTAAACTTCACCATTTCTTAGTCTTTCTTCTTTTAAAAATTCTTTGTTTATGCCTTCAGTTTTTGAACGAACCCCGCTTAAAAAAGCTTGCTTTGGTTTTTCAAATTTTTCTCCGATAAAAAACCATAAAAATTTATCTCTAGCTAAACCACTTTTTGGTTTATCTGCTTGAAAACGATTGTCCCAAGTTGTATAACAAATTTCTCTGGCCATATTATTTTGTAATTGTATCATTTCAGACATTGACATTTCTTTTTTATCAACTGTACCAAAACCAGGCAACAGTTTTCTTTCTTCTGGGTTTCTAACAAAGTGTTGAGCAAACTGATATGCCATTTCATAAGCCAGTAAAGGCAAATCTGGTGCCCAATAAAAACATTCTTTATTTTCGACAAAATGTTCTTCTTCGTGATTTATATAAAGAGCTGTTAAAGCCAAATCATTGAAATACATATATATCTTTTTGTCAATCAAATATAATAAAGGTTTGTCTGTTCCAAATATATGGCCTGTCGTATCTTTTTCATATGGAACATATATTGGCATATGCTGAATCAAACCACTTCTAGTATGATTTACGTCAAACATAGAATTTTCTATATTTTCTACTGAAATTTTTGATACATAGTCGTTTATAGTTATTTTTATTTCTGGGTGTTTGTTCTTCAACCAATCTAATGTTGGTTTGATAGCAAAATCCCACTCACTCAAAGTGTTAAAAGCACTTCGATCTTTTTTATTTGGAAAATAGAAATTTCCTTCAATGAGCTCTTTTGACCATCTAACAACAATCTCATCTAATTTTATATTGTTGTTAATAAATGTCATCAATATGTTGTGACTATCCGAACCACCCGAGTAATACAATTTTAGATATTTGTATTTTTCTCTCAGTTGTATTGCTCTATCACGATACAGCAAATCCAAAGGAACTTTACCTAAAAGATTTGTGTTAAAATTTTTCCAAACAGAATCATGGTACACAAACTTAATTTGTTTGTTATTTTTTGATGCATACAACAAAGCCTCAACTTTACTTGTAAATATATTTTCATCAACTTGCCAATAACCATACTTATCAATCATTAGTAACCTCTCACCCATTCTGTATCAATAAAAAAGGCTCTCTTAGATTTTTGCAGGATATTCCTGTATGCTCTCCATGAAGAAACTTTAATTTTGTTTTCTGTGTAGTATATATCGTGTGTAAATTTTTCTAAATGTTTTTTCAGTAACATCTTATAGTCAATATGATTTGTACCAGACCATTTAACTTCAGATGGTGTAGACATTGACCAGTCATTCCAACCTGGTGTATCACCAAAGTGAAAGATGTTTTTATTGATAGTCAACTGTTCAATATCAAATAACCAATACAACTGATGGTATTGATAGTCTAGTGTATAGTCCATATACCAAAAAAGGTCTTTGACGTTATCAATCTTTTTTGGACACGCATCAATAATTTTTTGATAGAAATCTTTTGAATCTTGGCTCAATGGTCTTAGAAATTCATCAGTTGACTTTGTAACCGCATTTATATCCATATCAATATAGACTTCACCAAACAAATGATCCATAATTGATGATGTAATGATAACACCATCCTCGATAGAATCTCTAAGTGTGTTGTGGTTATAGTAACTGAGTTGCCTACACTCTAACTGTTTCTCAATATAGTTTTTGTAAAATATAGGATACTCTTTGATTGAGTTATCCGTTAACAAAACAACGATTCTATCTTTTGGTGTCCACTTTAGGAATTCTGCAAGTGTTGCTGTAGAATCAATACCGCCAGACCAAGTTACACATATTTTTTTGTCAGTTGAATTGAGTATATGTTGTACGTTTTCATAATATAGTTGGTCAATTGGCTTGGCTTCACATAGGTTGCCAATAGGTGTGAGTACTTCCATTTCTGGAACGTCTATGATTTTTTTCGTTCTATCAACGATACCATATATGAGATATGGATTTTTCAACATTGGCATTTTGCCAGCATGATAATAAAATTTTCGCATGATTAACTCAGTAGTTGCCGAATTTCTTCCTTACTGTGTTTGATTTCCGGCCAAACAATTTCAATCTCAAAGTCTGTTATGACATTAACACCATGTATAACTGCTTCAAATCCATTCTTTATATCGTGTTCTTCAAGTTCTTCAATTCGATTTAACATTACGTATAACCTTTATAAACAAACCACCAATATCTAGGTAGTAAGGCTTGGTTGAAAAATTATTGAGTGATGCATTGTCGTGATGCACGCCATGTAACCATTCACCTGCCATTGGTATCAAAAACTCAAGCAACCAAAGATTGCGTACATTATTAGGGCCATGTGAGAATATAGTTTGTAGACCAGCAGTCACCAAATATGCAGTAACGGGTAGAGCATAACCATAAAGAAACAACATCGGATTTAAACTGCAAATTAACATGGTAACAAGTGCAATCGAAAGTGAATGTTTGACAAAAAATCTATGCATACTATCTTGCATCATTCTAACTTCACGTTTTGTGGCTTTGATACCTGTTCGATCTTTGAATCTCAAATAGTATTTGAAGTTGCTTTCGTATGGATCGTTCTCTGTGTCCGAATAACGGTGATGTTGTGTATGAACCGTAGACCATTCAACTGGTGAAGAATTCAACGATGCACAACCAATGAAACCAAAAACATAGTGCCATATCTTATTGCACTGATACGACATATGATTGAATAGTCTATGGTAACCCGATGTGATCGTTATGGCAACAGCCAAATAAACAAAGAGTGACAAAGTTAGCCACTCTTTATTAAAAAACATACCAACAAAATACAATGTTGGTAGAAATAACCAAGCACCTATACTTCGGTGCCATGCCTTAGTTTTCATGATACCAATAATGCGTAGGCTGTTTCTGTGCTTCTGTTGGTGGCAGTTACATCACCAGAACGAACACGAATCTGGCAAGGACCTTTGAACTCTTTATCTTTGACTTGCAGTGTACCTCTAGCCAAAAAGATGTTTGAGTCATTTTTAAATTCGGTTGATTCGAGAACATTAAGAATGATAGATTTCAAGTTTGGTAAACCATCTTTGTTTGCTTCATGGGAAATGCAGAACCATTCGGTATCAGTCACAGAAGTTAATTCAAGTGTACCTGATGCATTTTGTGTGGCTAAAGTTTTTGCAAATGAATCTGGATGTTCCAAGTTCAACCAGCCAGGTGTTCTATCTTCCATGATTTCACCTGTTTCTTGGATTCTCAGTTGTGATTGGCCTTGTGTATAGAAATAATAACCAGATGTGACTAAACCATTGTTGCCAATATTAACTTTTCTCACATCACCTTTTTCAGAATTACATCTGATAATAGCTGTACCAAATGCTGCATATGGTTTGTACTTCGTTGTCATACAGTTGCTCCAATATATTCAGATAGAATCTTTTGAATTCTAATACTTAATCCCAATTCTTGTCTTTCACTTTCAGTTAATCCATCAGAAACTTCTGTTATTTTATCAGGCTCTTCTTGAATTAATGGTTCAACCAAAGCTGAAATCTTGTGTGCATTAGAAACACCGTTATTAATCTTTTCAATTCTTTGTAGATGACCAATGGGACAAAATGCACGGATATATGTGTCTAGTGCTTCACCTTCAGGATAATTTCCATTTTCATCTAAATGTAAATCAATAGGCACCATATGTTCTATTGCTTCGAACTGAACCATAAGTTGACCAGTCTGTTCATTAAAATTTCTTATTTTATAATCTGTTGTTATTGACATTTTTCACTCCATTAACTAACTGTACCGTAACGTGTTCCTGCTGTTATCCATGTAACCAAACCGGTTGTACCTAGTGTTGCAGCACCAGCGGCACCACCGGTGCCTCCACCATATGCGCCACCACCTGAAGCACCAGCAGTACCCCAAGTACCGCCAGAGCCGCCGGCACCGCCGCCGTTACCTGAACTTCCGCCGCCTGCACTATTGAAGGTCGCCGCTGCGCCATTACCTGAACCAGATGAGCCACCAGCACCAAAAGCTGGTCCGCCACCGCCTGCGCCACCATAATAAGATGATGCACCGCTTTTGCCTGCGGGTGGTGAATATCCACCAGAACCACCGCCACCACCACCGCCACCGCCTGCGATAATACCGTTGTTTGTAAATACTATTGGTCCGCCTGTGTAACCAGTGACAGTAATTGCTGGACCACCGGCAGAACCGGCACCACCACCGCCTGTCGAATAACCTCCGCCACCACCACCGCCACCAGCGCCAGATACTGCAACACCTGTGGCTATATTCAATTGTAAACCGTTCGGAAAATTACCACTGATTAAAATTGTTGGTGTACCAGTACTCACAGACCAAGAGTTTGCGGTAATATTACACACAACTGGTCCATATGTGTTCCAGTTATTTGTAAGAGCTTGTGCTCGAATATCGATTTGACCACCTTGAACACTTGTGTTAAGTGTTGTAACCCATGTTTTGCCTTGCAATTTGCTAACTGAAACACTACCGTTAATTGTTCCAGCCAATTGACGCAACGATGTATTACCCATGTTGATTTGAGTCTTGTTCGCATAAAGCAACTCTGCATCAACTTGGCTCATCGAAACCGGGTTTGGTGATACTGGTAAGGTCATTTACTATTTTCTCTATAAAATTTGATAAATTCTAATAGAGTATTTAGGTGATCCTCAGTTTTTTCAATGAAAACCAGTGGTTCGGAGTCTTCCACAGCCATGATAATGACTATTTGGTCAATACCCTTGCCAACCAGTTCTTCGTACATACATGCATAAGCCACACATTGTGCAAAGTAATCTTGAATATCTTCTTTCTTTTTTACTTTGCGTGATGTTTTAAAGTCAATAACAGATAGAACACCGTCATATTCTGCAATACAATCAACACGACCAGCCATACCAATGTCAACAGACCATAGAGCCTGTTCTTGGTAGTGAATGTTGTTGATTTTGTCGAGGTATGGTCTGATTGACTTGAACATTTCTAATGCATCAGGCATCACACCGCTATGATAATCAATGCGGTTGTTCAAGTAATCTTCACAAATCGAATGTAAATTTGTGCCACGTGATGTGGCTTTCTTGGATATTTTATTGGCCGCCTCTGCACCTACACGATCACGCCATTCCATGATGGCTTTCTTCTTCTTTGCACCAATGACCGTAGTAACGGACGGCAAACGAACACCATCAGGTGTGGTGTAATAACGTTTACCATCTGGGAAAGTTTCTGATTTTAGGTCTTGTAAGTCAAGTGGCGGGCAATAATTAAACATTTAATATCCTAAAGTTTCACATGCCATAATCCAGTCTTTGACTAAGCTACTGCGTACAATATCGTCAGGTGTGAAATAAATTTCCTGAAAAGAAGTCATGTTTCTTGCAACTTCTCTGAATTGATGGAATGCTGTTTGGTCACGGTTGTTTTTAATCAAGTCTGTTTGCTTAAAGTCACCACAGAAAATGATTTTAGAACGGTGTCCAACACGAGTAATAATAGTATTTATTTCACTCCAGTTCATGTTTTGGTTTTCATCAACGATGATAATTGCATCGTCAATAGAGATACCACGAATAGCCGTAGTAGAAATAAACCTTGCATGACCTTGTTCTTTTAGTCTGTCCCATGCATCAGAACGACCAAATAGTACCTCACATACTTCTTTATAAGGTAACTCGTATATCTCCTGCTTTTCTTCCAATGAACCAGGAAGGTGTCCAACCTCACGGAGTTGAACAAGTGAACGCACGACTACAACTTGTTTGAATGAATTGGTTTTGTCTAGTACTTCTTCGATGGCTTTATACATTGCCAAGAATGTTTTACCTACACCAGGACTACCAAAAAGTCCCATGAAGTATGCTCCGCCTTTGTATAACTCAAAAAACAATCTTTGATTTTCTGTTAGTGGCTCAAAGGTCTTTAAGTGATCCAGTTTTATTTTCAGAGCATTGTTAATTACTGGTTGATGCTTATGTTTTTGTGCATCAGCAGTTTCAACTTCTTCTCTCGTTTCCCTGTTTGTCGTTTTTTTTGTTACCATTCGTATCCCCTTTTCTGAATAGTGCTGCAATTTGTTTTGTTTTTCTAATGCGTGTTTTGGCATTGGGGACTTTCAACGAGGTTTTTGTATCATCAGTACCTCTCTTGTTTTTTGGTTGAAGTAGAAAGGCAATTTGTTTCATATTACCATTCACGAGGAGATTTAGTTTTATGGCCAGCTAATTTATTTCCTGGAATACTTTCTTTCATACGGCCAATAACATACTTTTCGAAAGTAGAATCGGGTTTGCCAGTTCCAGGTGTTGACAAACGAGAACCATCAGACATAACTGGTAAGTTAACGGCTGAATGGTATTGTTCTAGATGAGGATTATCGGCCTTGAATTGGTCGAGTACTGTGTAAGACATACGGTGTTCTTCAATTTGACCCGTATTTTTATTCATGAAGTCATATGACGGCATTAAACCACTCCGGTATATTACGATTTTTCCATTTTGCGAAACGAATTTTCTCCTTTATATAGTAATTATGATACGACTTAAGCGAATCATAATTACGACCAGGTAAAGGATTTTTTGCCACGATTTTCAAATCGATAGGCATAGCTGGTGTTGGTGCAAAGAAATCACCGTTAGCAATTTCACCAGGAGGTGTGCTTAGTGCATCTTTAAGTTTGGAACACAGGTGGGTTTTGCCATAACGATGTGTGTATTCGTCAAGCAAGTGCGACCACATATCATACAGCCAAGTATAGTTTTCGATGTTATCACGACACCAGATGGCTGAAGGATGATTTACATGTGATGCTTTGTAAAGAATAGCTTCACGGCTATCTGCCAAGCGCCAGCGTTGAATACGCCGACCATTAGCAGTCAGGTCGGTGTATTGTTCGCCGTCAAGCATACGGTGTGCCGTTGACATGAGTTGTGCATACTCAATAATCATTTTTACTACATGCTTGTCGCAATGCATTTCGGCACAAATTTTGGGATTTGGGTCAAGATAAAAGATGTTCATAATGTAATTGTAACACAGGATTTCTCCTGTGTCAATCAAAATTTCCAGCCCTTGCAGAATCCAAATTTCTGTAGTTTCTTCAAGGCTTTTTCACAACGGTTACCAATGTCGGTACGATATTGCACATCATTACCAAATTTAACCTTCTTCACCAACTCATAGGCCTTATCCTTCGCCTCTGTAACTGAATTACCAGTGCCAGTACATACGATGATATAGGAACCTGCGGTGCCCCATTCAGGTACGTCCTCAACCAATTTACCGTCAATCATCTTGATTGCCTTGGTCAATTTAATTTCGCATGGGTGTAGGTTATCAATCTCGTTTGGTCCAACATCATCGGTCATCACAGGGAAGTCCAAATATGATTCTTCTTCTTTCTTATTGAAAGGGAAGTCTGAGTTAGCCATAACGACACCAACACATGTGCCTTCTTTTGCTTTGAATGTCTTTGAATTGCCTTTAAGAATGTCTAACATCCATTCTGCTGGGTCATCATTTTCCATGAGTGGTTGCATGATGTTCCACATTGGCCAACCTGGTCTTGCAGTCCATTCCATTGGCCATGGTGTACCGTCTTTCTCGTCAACGATACAGTTCATGTCGAGCATACCAACATAACCAATTTTCTTCAAAACTTTTTCCATTGGCTTCATCAACATGTCAGCCAATTTAGATTCTTTTGTGTAACGAGTAACTGTACCCATTTCACCGGTGTTAACACCAAGATCATCATTCATTTGTTTCTTGAATTCGAAACCTTCACACCAATAGTCAACCCAACCACCTGGTCCAAAAATGCCTGTTACAGCAATTTCAATACCTGGTTTGAATTCTTGTAGAATGAAGTAAGGTGCTTTGCCACCGGCTTCTTTGCGTTTGGTCAAGAAACCAATCATATCTGCTTCATCTTTAGCAACATATGATAGCGATTTATCTTCTTCTTCACCGCAAGGCTTAGAAACGTAACGCTTTGGATTATCTTTAACGAATTGAATGGCTTTGTCGTAGTTCTTGAATTCGAATGATGGAATGATTGCGCCACCAAATTCTTGGATAACGTCTTGACCATACATACGATTCAACTCTAGTTTTGCAGACTTCTTTCCTGGTCCAAATACAGGATAACCTTTGTCTTGTAGTTCCTGCATTTCATCCATGAGAGTCATGTTGTCGGTTACAAAAATTAGGTCTGCAACCTTAGCATAAGCTCTCCAGTTATCAATTTTATCAACCAAACCTTGGCCAATATGATCGCAACGGGAGCCTTTAGTGTACCATTTTACTGTGTGTCCTGCATTGATGCAACGTAGACACCAATCGAGTGCGAGCGCACCCGTGTCGATAACTAGAATTAGCATGTAATATCCTAAAAAAGTGTTGAATTACCTATGGTATTTATTCAACACCCATTCTATCACAACTTAGGAATATGAAGTGGTTCGTCAACTGAGGCTGACTTTTTTGTGGTTTTTGTAGTTTTTGCTTCTGGTACGTGATGTACCGGTGCAGCTGGTGCTGCATCTGCCTTGATTTTTGCAATGCGTTGAGACATTGCTTCTGGTGTTACCATGTGCATTACCAATTGCTGGAATACGGTAAATTCTTCTTTTACATTAACGACACGCTTACCACTAACGGATGCACTATCATTAAAAGCCATTTCGCAACCACCTGTACGCAATGGTGTAATTTCTACAACGTGTTCTAGGTTGACGATAACTTGGCAACCTTTTTTCACATCAAATACTTCAACGAACAAACTCATTATTATTCTCCTTTAGAGTGCTTAGAAAAAATATCAATATACTTACCTTTACGGTGTTCATTAGAAGCAACCGTTGCTTGTATATAGGACTTTCTCCATAGACCCCTCAAGTGCGGATCACGAATCTGAGCCAACATAAATTTGTATTGGCTTGGGAATTTGAAGTTCTTATCTGTTTTCATTTCTTTCCTTATTTCTTATCACAGTCTGTCACACGAATCAAATACACAGTCACATCATCATTAGGGCGCACAAAGAAACATTGGCCTTTGATATCCCATGTGAGGTGGTTTTGAATACCATCTTTATAGTCTTTGAGAATTGGATTGGTTTTCACTGGTTGCATGAAGAACAAGTAGTAAACAAATCCAATAGCAATTACGAATTTACCAATCGTAGCCAATACTGATGCAACTTTTTTGATGTTATCAGGTAGTGTAATCATTGTTTATCCATTACAAAAATCCAAACGTAAAAAACAATTCCCATGACGACAGCAACGATGCCACCGGTCTTCCAATCTTGGCAACGTTCATCGTGCCATTCTACTTCATACTCAATCATATCACGTTGACCAAGTAATTGTGCAGGTGCAGAATTTTCACCACCGAGTTCTTCGATGGCTTTATTCATGTTGTCTAATCGTTCTAAGGCTTCTCGCCTGTCTAGCCATGGTATCATACTTTTACCTTTTGTTAAAAAATTAAGTTAGGAAACCTGCTTCGTTTTGTGCAGGCTGTTGTGGTTCAGCATCTGAATATCTATACTCATAGATAGGTTTATCTGGCACAACATAAGGGAATGTTACAGGTACTCGTGAATCACGGCAAGTGTAGTATGATTTGAATGGTGTATCATCTTCACCTACTGCACCACGACACCATTCCCAAAAGACTTTACCATCAATGTCATATACATCACCATTAGCATCTTTGAATACGGATGAACGGCGTTTGTTTTGCCAGTGTGGTTCACCACCATAATCACGCACATTAGTCCATTCATCATCTGCACCCGTCAATGGTGACAGTGGTTTGAAGTCCAACAATCTCGTTAAAATACCAATTGCATATTGTGCGGAGAAACCAGAATGGCCTTCATTGGCAAACTCTTGCATCATATGTAGAATGTGTTTACGCATCAGCTGATTCATTTCATCAGTAGAATCTTCCGTCATTCCAATACGGTCTAATTCATCCATTGCGTGAGATAATAGGTTACTCAATTGTATTCTCCTTTGTCATTCTTCAACTCCAAAATGATTTTTGAGTCTTACTTCTGCTTGCAAAAAGGCATCTATATACACTGAGTTTTCTTCCGGTTCTACATCTCGGTGTGTATCATAATTTTTACGCAGAGCTTTTAACTCATCAATACATTCCCCAACAATCAACTCTGCGAATTTTTGGTCATAATGCTCCATAAACTTCGAAGTAAATAACCCAGATTGTTCACTAGCATATTGAAAAGATTCATTTGCAATTTTTTGAATTCGTTCGTTCATACGTTGTTCCTTCCTATACGGTTGTAGCCTAACTTTGACCGAATGTTTTTTCTATCTTGATTCTTCTCTGGTTTCCATGCTCTAGTATCAACTGTTTGACCAGTCAACTCATAACGGAAGTCTGGGTCATAAACCATGTATCCCAACTTGTTCCACTTGATTCCATCATCAAAGAGAAAAATACAACCACGGCACATACAAAATGAACCGCCATTGTCTGTCCATACTTCGCCGTTTACCGTACCAATGTATTTCACCACATTGCCTTTGTGCATTTCCCTTATTGCTTCGTGGTAATCCATCATGGCAATTCTATCTTATCTTTGAATGTTTGTATTTCAGGACTATCTTCAAAACACAAACAAAACTTGAACTCAAAACAATGTTCATCTATTGGTAAAAAATCAAACTCGGTACAAAAATGTTTATACTTACCAGTAAGTGGTTTACCATAAATGGCAATCGCATCTTCATCAAGTTCTGTCATATCAATCCCAAAGGCTCCGAAAATACACTCCAAAAAGCCTCAAACCATTTTGAATTCGTTTATTCACTTCTTTCATACCATCATAGTCACAAACGTATGTGTGGTTAGGTCCATGTTCCATTTTATACAATTTTGGTTTGCCTTCTGCATCAAATTCACATGGCACCATTTTGTGGTCAATTTCACCTGAACGGAATTGATCTTCCCACGAATCATCAACCAAACATTCAAATGCGAAAATCATTTCATCCAAAACCCATTCATAACGAGCTTCAGCATTACCATCCCATTCCCATTGTTGTTTTGGTAATGCATAGATAGAGCGTAGGTGTTTTGGTGCATCTTCATCATCAATCATTCCATAACCGTGTTTGGTTGCTTTCAGTTGCTTCAACATAGGCAGAATGATAGTTGCCAATGTGTGATCCATTGACCATGTGTCGTAGTAATCGATCTTGACCACATCTTTGTTCCATGGATATTTCTGGCGAACACCATTATACCATGTGAAAAACTTCATCAACCAAGAATCTTTTTCTTCACCGGCCAACCATGTACCAAAGTTATGAACCCAATCTGGTTCATGTTCAAAACCGAATTCGTCTTTTTCTTTCTTTGCCCAAAAGCAAAGTGCTTGAGCCAATTGATATGGCCCAAACCAGTTGATTGGTTTACGTAGTTTTACTTTCATACCTTCATCATTTCTTCAAGGGTAAATACATTCAACGACATATATGGTGACACTTCACAACCCAACATTTGACTTGGATCGCCAATACGGCGAGGACGCATAACGACTTCAAAATCACAATTGTTTGCTTTTTTGAACGCTTCAACACATTCTAAAACGGTGTAGAACTTAGCATGGCCAAGATATTCATAGTATGTTTGTTCTTCTGCACCAACAACACAACTAGGTTTCTCAATAGCCTTTTGAATGGAATGACATATTTCCAATACATGAACGTAATCACGATCCGCAGTACCATCAATTGTGTCATAGTTGTCGCCGTAAACATAGAATACACCAGTCTCTCTTGCTTTAATTAAATTATACATCAATCCATCAGGATTAGTAGGTGCAAAACCAGAATGACCAGCAACATTACCAAATTCAAAAATGGTATAGTTCTTATAGTTCAATTCACAATACTGTCTTACAGTCATTTCAGCAATGTGTTTGCTTTGGCCATAAACATTTCCAAATTCGCTTGCTTGACAAGTAGATGCAAAAATAAAATTGTCATAGTCAACACGTTCTAACATGTTCATAGTGCCAACCGCATTGGTGCGATAATAATCCATCATCGCTTTTTCACCACCACCAACTTGGACAAGTGCAGCAAGATGCACGACAGCATCATACTTACCGTTAATTTGTTTGGCATCCAAAATGTTTTGGTGAATGAATTCATCACCGATGTTCACACCACGATCAACACGATCAAGACCAACCACGTAATACCCTTGAGTTTGCAAGGATTTTACGAGGTGTTGGCCGATATAACCATTAGAACCTGTTACTAGAATCTTTTTCATTCTTCGTCCTTGTAATCGACACTATTAATAAAACTCATCTTTTTATCAATAGGCCAAACTTTCAAATATTCGTTGTCTTTGTTAAATAATTCCATGTAGTCTGTGGCAGAAATTTCCCGTGAGGAGAAAATATTTGTGCCAACGTGCTCTTGTGAGAATTCTTTGAACTCTGTTCGGTGTTCATTCATCACAACTTCGTCAAGCGCATGTTCTTCTTCACGAGCCTCAACCACATACCGCATACGGAATGTGGACATAACTTCAACCATGTACAATTTCTTTTCCATATCAAACCTCACGCAAAATGTAAAAAAACCAAAGCAGCATTCATTGCTGATGCCACAAGATTGAGCCATCCCCAAAGTTTATTTCCATCTTTGAAACGATTGGCTGAAATTGCAAGTGAAAAAATCATACAAACCAAATTCACTAAGAAGAAATATTCCATATTACACCTCAACAGTTAACAATTCAAATTGATCCGCACGGACTTCGTAATTATGATAACCACGAGGATTGCAGAAGATACGGGTAGAACCAATCATGTAATCAAACACATGATGAGTATGGCCATGAGTCCACAATTTGATTTGTGGACGGTCCAGAATGAACTCTGTCAAATCTGAACTGTATGCACCATTGACCATCACATCATTTTCATACTGTGGTTTGGTTGATTGCTTACTTGGTGAATGATGGCCAACAACCACATACTTGCGGTCAGTAATACCAACAGCCTTATCAGCATCAAGAATATAATCAATGAACTTCAGCATTGCTTTGTGTTCATCCACAGTATCTTCGGGAATCAGGTTACCCACTTTTTCAATTGAGTTACCATCACCATCACGTAGATATGTGGTGCGTGAACTGTTACGGATGATACGGTAGTCATTCATGTAACCACGAATGGCATTCAATGTCATTGGGTCTTCTTTGTTCATGTCAGTCCACAATGTACCGCCAATGAATGTCACATCACCAATGTCAACAGTGTCCTTATCCATGATGTGTAGATTGCGTAGATAGCCAAGGTGAGTACGGAGATTTCCAACAGACTTAGCAAAATCACCGTGATAATGTTCATGGTTTCCCATAACATAAACCACGTTTGCAAATCGTTCACAACATTCTTGGAAAAATGTATGAATTTTATTATTGTCGTTTTGACCCATGAGCCCATAATCGTCCTTCACACGAACATCTTTAGCCACACAAATATCACCAGACAACACCAACACATCGGCATTGTCTTTGTTTTCTAACGAGATTTTACCGAACTCTAGGTGTAAGTCGGAACAAACAGCAATTTTCATTCTTCGTCCTTTGTTTTCTTTACGGACATCATACAGACCAAAGCAATAAGCATCCACCAAGGATCCCACTTATGCCATTCAATCATGTAGACAGTACCTGCTAATATGGTTAGATTATACATCAAAACCAAGGCGATGGCAATGGTATCTTTCATGTATTCAACCTTATAATTCTAACCTGTGTGTCTGGTACAACAAACAACCTTGCATGGAATATGTGGTCACCACTTATGCTATTTACCTGCTTTGTAAATTCGATGTAGTTGTTTTTATAAATTTCCTCCACCATTAATTGGGTAAGCCTCATTTTAATTTCTTCAGGTGCAAAAGGTCTTTGAGCCCATTGCATATCATTTATGATATGAGTGATAGCCACCATTTTACCTTGAATTGCGGCAGTTTGTGGCACCGTCATAGTGGGCACAGAAATAGCATTAAATACTCCCATAGGAGAAGTGACACCACTATTAATAGATGTGTTTATTACGGCCATTTGTAACCTCGATTTATAAATTTTTGTTCACGTGATGCCTGCGGATTGGACGCTCTGTTGAGTTTCAAAACCTTATTCACACAACAATCATACTGTTCACGTGAGATATAAAACTTATCATCAAGAGAATTATAGTATGGCGTACAATGAACAAAATCAAATGTTTTACGAATGTCTTCTGGTGAACCGTAGTGTTTGGTGATTAATTGAATTCTATTTTTGAGAGTAATAGCATTTTCAGTAATCATCAATCCATTTGGGTGTTGAGCTACGTCACGGTATTTTTCATCAAACACTTCGACCTCATTCTTGTACGAATCATCCTCGGTGTACAGTTGAATAACACGTTTAGCCTGTTCAGGTAAATAGAAGTAAACATCATAATCTTTTGGTGTTTCATTCTGAAGCAATGAAGCCGTACATCCACCAGAAACAAAATAACACGTTGAATAGTTTCCAGAGACTGTGTCCAATTTTGCCATAGTCAAAATGAATGACGACAAACTATTTTTGATAATTTCTTTTACCAACAAAATTTTATGTTGTTCATCTTCGGTGAATTGTGACATGTTAGTGTGCTACAACAGGAGTTTTATTGATATAATTTTGTGTGTGTTCGGTTGTGGCTTTCATCAAACGAATATAATGTTCGCCTTGATTCAAGTCAATGCTAATGCGAGCAAATCGACCAGCAACAACACTAGAAAGTGTCAGCACATCGATATCATACTCACGAGAAAGTTCTTCAATCATTTTATCGACCTTGTACGCCAACTCGGTCAATCGTTCATCAAATGGATTCATTATGTGCTCGCATATCTTCTTCGGCTACACCGAAATCTTTTAAAATTTGTTCGACCTCAGCCAATGTGAGGTCTGTCAAATACGGAATATCATCAACATCGTAACCGTTGAGGAAATATTCCTGTACATCAATTATTTTGGCTTTCAGTTTGCCCATTGTCTTTCACCTTTGTCATTTCAAAACCAAGACCTTGCAAGAAACCATCCCAACAGTTAGGACACATTGGATTATTCCGTTGTGTAACTGGTGATTCAACCCAACCATCGTTCAGTTGGAACCACAACTGTGTCTTGCATTTAGGACACTCATACAAATCTGGTTTCCATTCGGAACCAAATTCATCATCAACAAAATTACTATCATGCATTTTTTGTTGTTACCTTTACTTCAGTAAAACCACGGAACAATACAAGCAAACCCCATGCTTGCAACCAACTAATCTCACGGACACCATCAATAGCAGGAACTAAACAGGCATTCCATAGAAAGTAAATTGGCAGAGACAAGAATAGGCCAGTAATGACAACAAAGCCAATAAGGCCAATAAAAACCATCAGTTTATTCATGCTACTTCAACTTCTTTTGTTTCAACGGTTGCAGGTTGTGCAACAGCTGTTTGTGGACCAACATAACGACCTTCAGCATTGAACTCAGTGTAATTCACCAATTGATATGCTTTGACTTTGCGGCCATCTTTGATAACCTTCACGATACCACCATCAAGGCGAATATTGTAGATATTGGTAGACAAACGATATAACACCGCTGCTTGATCCGTGCCTTTGAACACGGCTTGAATTTCTTCGGGTGATACGGGTTTACCACTCAACAAAACTTGGGTGATTTTCTCGTGACGATTTTGTTTACCTTTGCGAACGACTGTCATAATATATTCCTTTATTAAAGAGAGATACAACTGTCACATTGTACCACAAATTCAGCCAGTTGTCAACCGAATTTGTGGTATTCAATTAGAATGGAACTTCTTCGTTAGTTGGTGGTACAGGAGTAGCAACAGGTGCAGCTTCAACCTTCACATCACATTTAGCGTACAGGTCAAGAAACGCTGTTTTTGTATCAGCATCAAAACGATTGACACACAGCTCAATGGCTTTCATACGATTCTTGAAAATCTTGTATGCTTTGGCAATGTGGACCAAACGGCGAGTAGAAATAATCTCATCGATGGCGCCTTGGTCGGCTGATTGTCGTACAATGTCAGCCCATTTAACCAACAGGTCAACGAATTCGGAATCATCGATCAATGGTGTGAGAATCTTTTTCTCTGTTTTGGCATCAGGATATTCCTGTTCAACAGTAATTGGGAAACGCTCAAGGAACGCATCATCAAGAATTTGTGACAGGTACTTGCCTTCTTCACTACCACGACCTTTGGTGTTAGCAGTAGCAATCACGGTGAAACCATTGGTAGGATAAACCATTTCACCAGATTTTTTGTTGTAGTATGGTTTGCCTTCTAAGATACCTTGCAAACACATCAACTTATTAGAACCACGGTCAACTTCGTCAATCAACAACACGGCGCCACGTTTCATTGCCTGTAAAACAGGACCGTCACGGTTAACCACGTTACCATTAACAAGAGTAGGACCACCGAGCAAATCGCTCTCATCAGTTTCAATCGAGATATTAACACGGATACATTCACGGCCAAGTGTGGCACAAACTTGTTCAACCATGAGGGTCTTACCGTTACCAGATAGGCCAGTAATGAATACAGGATAAAATTGACCAGAATTAATAATATTGGTGAGGTCTTTATAAAATCCAAAGGGTACATAATCGGGATATTTTGTGGGAATTGAAACATCAGAATCATCAACCAGTTTAGGTTGTTTCAACTGCAAGACTTGAGCTGACATATCAACTGTCATTGGCTCTTCTTCGGCAACTGCTGCACTGATAACTGGCAATTTGTATTGACCACGGTCATAACGGTACTCTGATTTAGTGGTCAACCAATAAGGAAAACTCACATTCTTTTCTTCACACACATGCTGAATACCGTCACGAGTAAGAATGGCACCAACGCCAAAAATTTCTTGAGCAGCTTCAACAAACACAACTTGGTTACGATTTAACATTCACAACTCCATAATAAAAAACAAATTGTATCACAAAACAGGGTGGTTGGCAAGTACTACTTTTTACTTATTCTGGAAAGTATTTCCTGCGCTTGGGACAAGTCCATGTTGTCCAGTTGCAACTCCAGTTCAATTTCTTGTTCCACGAGTTCCTGGCGATGCTGGCGAATCAACCGCATGGCATATTCCACGTCCTCATAGTCAATGGTATCTAGCCAAAGGTCAAAATCATGGTCGTTCAACGACATGATATAAGTCAGGTTGTTTTTATCTTTTTCTTCCATTACAAATATTCTCCTGCACCGTGATTCATCAAGTATTCGTACACTTGGTGTGGGTCATCGAACCATTGCTCATGTGGTGTTTTATCGAATGCTTTATTGTGGCTGTTCCACCACTTTTCAGCTGCATCTTTACCAACCAATGCAATCACCAAGGCTTCTGACCGTTGACGCATCACCGATAGGTTTGTAAGTCTTTCAATCATGCGGTTCACATCATCAGTTTTCATTCTTCAATTCCATACAGTTGTAAAATCTCTTTGGCCAATACCGGTTCTAGTTTATTGCACACATCTCTCATAATCAACTCAGCAAAGAGTTCTAAAAAACCATCCGGTATGAATCCGGCTTCTTCAGCAAGTTCCTTAATCCGTTGATTCATTCTTCAACTCCGAAATGTTCGTCCAGTTTATTGCGTAAGGTGGCATGGTAAAGGTTAAGACTTGTTTTGAGCGCAGGCATCTGGATGGTTTCATCTGCCTTTAACTCATTGCAAGTTTCTTTGCTTATTCTAGCACATTCCCTAACAATCATCTTGGAGAAGTTTTCCAAAATCCAATATTCAGTTTCATCCACCAAATTCAAATTATAAATGCCAGCCTGTTCAGCAAGTTCCTTAATCCGTTGATTCATTCTTTTTCTCCTCGTAGCATTTTAGACACCATGCACGATAGATGGGGCCACCACCACTACGAATCGGTGCCAAGCAATTACAACACATAACAAATGCACGAGTTGCAATATGACCTCGTGGGATTTCCTCAATTGGTTCCCATTGGCCACGGCCTTTGTTGATATAACCCAAAACCGATTCTTGTGACATATTAGAAAGCGTCAAAGTTGAAATACTTAGGTGCAGCCTTAGTCAAAATCATAGACACTTTATCTTTTTCGTGTGAGAAGATAAAACGACCAGTCTTGCTGTCAAATTTCACCATGTGTTCATATCCTTTAACCAACTTTCGACAAGCTCTGCCAACATTACATCAGATTTATTGCCTTGAATTTCAAGTGACAATTTTTGTTCTGGTGTCAACCCAACCCATGGACGAGGTTGTGGCCAATATGTGAGAGGAATTGTATTCAGTCGTTCTTTTTTCCAAGAAACATGAGGAACTATGGAATCTTCTTCAGGATAATGTTTGGGGTCACGCAGCCACAATACAGGCTCATCTTGGTCTTTTTCTCGCATTGCTTCCATTGCCTTCCACCAACCAAAAGCAAAAGCGGTTTTCTCCGCTTCTGTTTTACATTCTGGTGGAAATTCCCACCAACTTGGTGGAAATTCATCAATCATTTTTGTCATGTGTTAACCAATAGTTGTTCGTTCATCATATACTCCAAAAGAGGCCGAAGCCTCTTGTGTTACTTGCCAGTGTTAATCATCAAACGACTTGGATCACCCAACATAGTGTCAGGCATTTTACCATTCCACTTTTTGATCCATTCCAATTGAACATACTGAGCACCACCACTTGATTGAATCGCTTGTGCTTGAATAGCAATCGCTTTCGCTTCACCATCAGCCTGTGCAATACGGGATTGTGCTTCAACTTGAATACGTGCCAAATCTTGTTCAGCTTTCAATTTGCTCTGTGTTGCAATAACCTTCTGTTCAATAGCATGTTGGTATTCAGGTGAGAATCCAAAGTTGACCAATGACACACCATCAACGGAGATATCATACGGTGCCAGTTTTGCACGTAGATGCTCTAGAATAGCACCAGATACTTCATCACGTTTAGTCACCAATTCTTCACTTGTGTACTTGGCAGTAACCGCCTTGAATGATTCATTAACCGATGGTGTCAACACTTTATCAACCACGTTTACGCCATACTCTTTGTAGATATTGGCGACCTTTGATTCACTCAAACGGAAATTGGTCACAATATCTGTATGCACTTGCTGCAAGTCTTTAGTGGATGCACTAGACTTCTCCAATGTAGCACTCTGTAGCTGTACATTCAATTCACGAATATTTGATAATGGGTTTACAAAATGCACACCAGATTCAAGTGCCACAGGATTCACATCACCAAAAGTAACTTGAACACCACGCTCACCAGCACCAATCACAGTAATACAATCAATCACTAATACAAAAACCGAAACAAACACACCAACCGCAAAACCAGCGGATGCTTTGTTGTTGACCCAACCAAAAATCGTAATAGCAATCAACAAGAGAATTGCAATAAAAATCAACATCATATCAAAAACTCCTTAGCCGTTAGGCTTTTCATTAGACTTCATTTTAGAAACAGGAAAACCACCAAATGCTGCATCGATTTTTTCCACAACCACTTTATCACCCATGTCTTCACCGAATGACATGTTTTCGTAAAAGACCTTCACAAAACCTTTACGCTTCAATGATTCAATCACCAAAAAGCCAACGAGTTTATCGATTCGATGCATTACCTCATCAACATCAAAGGTTGTATCCAAACCCTCAGAGATGGCCAACATACCAGAGATAACAATTAAATCTTCCAGTTGAGCACCGTCTCCACGGTCTTCAACTTCGATTTTCTCAATAAGAATTTGTAGGTCATCATTAGACAACGAACTAATGAATTCACCCACATTTACATATGGGTTTTCCATCAGCTTCATAGCCAACATACGAGAGACAGCCAATAGTTTGGTGTCTTTAGAAATTTGTTCATAGTCAAGGCTATAGTAAGCGGGGATATTAATTTGGAAATCATCATCCATAAAATACTTTCATCAAAAGGGGACACCGAGACTGTAACACAATACCATTATTGTGTCAAGCCCCAAAATGTGGTAATTATCGTGTGGTATTCATGTGCTCTACCGTTTGCAGCACATCAACACGGATACATTTACCTCTGACCACGTAGGCAGGGGCGAATTCTTCAGCCACTTTCCTGACACCTTCACATTCTTGGAAGGTAGGAAAGTAAGGTTGTTGTAGGACCAATCCGTTTTGATTAGTCCAGGTCATTAGTAACCAAATTGCGTAGGTTTTCATATCTTCAATACGAATTCACAAAAGAGAATGATAGCGACTGCCATTAGATGGCCATACCTGTAACCATGTAAAGATATTGATCCAACAAATCTTCATATGGTTTACCTTGCCGGCGAGCATGGTAAATTTTGTCGATCAATTCGTTTGAGTCACCCATTGTTGGCAATTTACCACGTTCGGTAAGTTCTTCCATCAATTCTTCATCGCTAAAGTCCGAGATATCAAATTCAACTTCAATATCTTTATAAACTGTGCGGCCAACTTTATAACTCATGATTAAACCTTGATATATGTTTTAACTTGCCATTCTCTGAATGACTTACGGCTAATGCTGTCAACTGCAAGGTTGTGGCTCTTGCAAAACCAATATGCTGACAAGTAATGGTCAAAAATTCTCATTTTGTTTCCTCAATGCTGATGATAGAATCCCAACGGAACGCACGCCAAGCCTTGGCATCAATATCCCATACAGGCATTGCTGCTTCACTTTTCTTGCGACCTGGGGCGGCTTTCAACCCACTTGGATTGGGTTCAATGAAAGTATCGACCAACGTGCAATTCATTACACGCTCAGTGCCATCTTTTTTGGTGAAGGTTACCTTCAATGGACCTTTATGCAAGGACTCAATCAATGATTGTTTTGAACCTTCAACGGAGAAATCAATTTTTTCCATAATTACCACCATGAATCATAATAAACGGCATCGCCGGCTTTGATTACTTCTTTTGCTTGTGCAATGAACTTAATATCTTCGGACATTGATTCCAAATCTGGTGGATTATCACCAAAAAAGAAACCAGTGGTTTGTGGTAAATTGTTATTTGCCACAGCAAGCAACAGGTTATCCAAATCGGTATCGGTCAACCGTACCTTAACACAATTAAAGGATTCTTTGGTGCCACCTTTGGCACGATACAGTTGTTCCATCCAACCATGCAGGTCGTGGTGCTTGCGCCAATAAAAGAATTCTTCAACACGAGAACCAGAACCATCGTCATTTTCACGCACCGTGAAATCGTCAATCACATCACCGGCATTAACACGCCAAGCAAACATATCCAAACCCATAATTACTCCTCAACAGGCAATGCAGCCAATGCTTCGTCCAAACGGACCAATATATTAGAATCAGGTGTGCCTGTATACCATACATCGTCCTTCATCAGGTAAAAATACGCAGCATCGCAATCCTTGCAACGCTCAATAAAATCTTTAAAGGTATGGTCAACTTGAAAATCAATACCATCTTCACCACGGTCACGACCATAAAACACGGTGATATCTTGTGCTCGGGCATCAAACCAATGCTCGACACCTTCAGGAATTACAATTTCAGGTTTTAAAACGGACATATCACCAAATTTAACCAATCGGTTGGCTTTTGCTGAATCATAATGATCCAACAAGATACGGCCATTGTGTTCCAAATAACCATCCCAATGACAATAAACTGACTTGCACACATCACCGTGCATGACACCAATGCGACTACGAGTACCCATAACAAACTCCTTTTCAATCAATCAATGCAATAATTATATCACGGAAACAGCTGGTTGGCAATTAACCAAAAAGTACTCAAGCCTTTTGGTCAAGTATTATCAACGGTAATATTGGCCGGTGTCGTCACAGGGTCCAAATTGGACTTGCGTGCCAAATTCGAATGGCAACTGGAAATACTTTACGGTTTCTTCATGAAACAGCTCTTTGGTTTGAAGACCAGTATCCACATCCGTCACGGTTGTGGTGAATTGATGGTACTTCACCGAGTAGTTCAAACGACCATTGGCAAATAGTTTTGTTTTGGTGATGGTTTTGTGCATCATTTTCTCCTGTTAGGTTTTAACCGTTTTAAGGTCACCACACTTGGTACATTGTAAGGTGTAACGGGTTGAATGTGGCAACTTTGATTCTTCGTATTGGTAAACATCGGTTGTTTTGATAATCTTCCACTTGTGACGGCATTTGTTGCCATGGAATAAAAGGTATAACCACTTCATTAGTTTGTGTCCTTTGGTAATGCAACCAACACACAATGTTGGTTTCTAGGCAATGTTGCTTCACATTCATTAATCAATTTGTCAAGACGGTTGATAGAACTGCTAGGAATCGAAAACAAAAGGATAATCACAGCCCACACACCGAAAAATATACCAATTATAAATGCAAATATATCTTCTCTCATAATCAATCCTTGTCAATCTTTAGGCAAGTATACACGACAAAATCATCTTTGGCAATCTTCTTCATTGCCACTTGGCAGGCTTTGGCATTTGGATAGGTTTGAACCACATCATAATGTGTGTCATAACTACCCAAATGTGCGCCTTGAACAATGGTCACAGCTATCAAAGCGTATTCAATCATTCTAATTCCTCTAAAGCATCCCAAATGCAAGAATCGGCAACCGACATTTGACGCTCTAACAAATCCAGTTCAAATTCTTCAGCATACGCATACACATCGGCCAATAGGTTTTGTGCCAATTTCAATTTCTCTAGCAACTCTGCTTTTGTCATTCTTCAACTCCTAATTAACCGCAAATCGCATATTCTGCCAACTTAGCCCAACGGCCGTTTGGATTAGAATTGCGAATCTTAACAACTTGAATCAAGGTACGCAAGGATAACTCTTTGACCTTATTGGCAACCTTCTCAATCAAGCCCATGGCATCTTGCTTGATGGTCTTGCTAAACTCTGGCATGAATTCTGCTTCGGTCAACAGGTGACGCATACGCTCAATCTTTTGTTCGGTAGTCATTGACAGGTCAACGGCCATGGAACGGGAGATAATGGCTTGGTCAAGGGATGAACCGCTCATGTTGGAAATGAACACAACACGACCTTTGAATTCAAACACGTTTGGCAATTCTTCGTCACGCATATCTGCTTTCCATGAGATAATACGGCGAGAATAAGAATCAAGAGCGCCTTTGAGCAGGTTCAACGATACAGGGTCTTTGAGCACGGAATCACAATCATCAAACACAATCACAGACTCACGGTTTTCATACAAGGTGCGGTAAAGGCCTTTAGGTGTGGAGTAACCTTTCACAACACAATAGGAATCTTTTGGCATTTTGGCACCAACTTCAAAGTCATCAAGCAAGGACACATCTTTGAAACCGGCATTGGCCAATGACTTGGTCACGGTGTGTGACTTGCCAAGACCACCAGGACCAGTCACAATCACGGAGGATTGGTCGCCTTTGGCAAGCATTGTCACCATATCGGACAAGAATTCAAAGCGCTCATTGATCGTAAAATTGGACTCTGCAACGGGTGCAGCAACGGCACCAGTGGTCAGGCCAGCTTTACGCAACACATATTCCATATGCGCCAACTTGGTGCGTTTGACCAACTTGCCGTTAACCATTGCCTGATACTTACCGTTCACAAAATCAATTTTTGACATAATGCAACCTTTTCAACAATTTAAGACAATATTTTATCATAATGCCTACCGTTTTGGCAAGCATTATTGTAAAATGTTGTATATTTACAACGTGGTCAATTATTCAGCTGTTCCAACATCAAATTTCACTGCAAATCTTTCATATTAATCCTTTTTGTTTTCGAGAATACGGTCAATCAGTCTATTGTTTTTGGCTATCAACTCTCGAATTTCCAATTGCAATTCTTGATTTTCCAATTTCAATTCTTTATTTTCTTTTTGCAATCGTTCGATACCTGCTTTGGCAGCATCGACCAATGTATCTTGAATGTATTGTAATGATGGGTGCATTTTATTCACCTTTCACCAACACAACGCCATCATGGTTGTATTTTTTCTTCAAGAAAGCCAAGCACGCTTCAGCAGTTGGTCGAGCGGCTTCTTGCTTACCTGCCCACACAGCAACCCACTTTTGACGGTCAGCACGATAGAACACGGTGCCATCGGGGTGGACAACTTTACCTGAAGTTTTGACAATAGAGCCTACCTTAGTGTTACCTACTTGAGTGACCACTAACTTGGCCTTAGGCTTAGTGACCGCTTTTAGGATTCGTTTATCTGCAGCCTTGGCAGCCTTGGTCAACTTGGCAACTTTAACTGGTTCTGGTGTAGGTGCTTTGTTGACCATGAAGTTGGGACCAGTCAAAGGACCAACCCAAGGGAAAAAGCCGACAGGACTTGGTTTGTCTTTATTTTCCATGGCTTCTGCAAAGTTAATACCACAGCGAGACCAGGTGCCAGTTTCGGCATCAAAATATCGATAATACTTGCCTTGTGCGCCACGATCAACAAGGTACAAAGCCGATGCGGTTGGGGTGTCAGTGCGAAATTCCATCATATTCTCCAGTTAAAACGTCAATTATACAGGTAATCCGAGGATTGTCAATTCGTTTGTTGCACAATTACAACACAGTTGGACCAGTCAAAGCATCGAGCTTTTGAAAGCGGTCAGGTGTTGCCAACCGAGCAGTCAGTTTTTCGTACACGGTAGAACTTTTTACCTCACCACAACTCATGCCAGCAACGGTTTCGCTACCTAACTGGTTGAATTTGACGCCACCTAGAATACCGACCATCAAATCCCATTGAAAATTATTGCTCATAAACTAACTCCTTTACCTGATTTTTTAAACCGTTGATATGCTCTTGCTGTTTGATTTTAGGCAACTCAGCGACCAAATGCACATACTGGGAAATGATGTACTCCAAGCCAACCTGATGGTTACCCATGGTTTTGTTGACAGCTTCGAGAAAATCTCTTACCTCATCGAATATTTCCGAGCGTTTGTACTTTCGTTTAGCCATTGTTTACCTCACAATCAAAACACCAATTATACCAGAATTTTACCTGATTGTCAACCTGAGTACCAAAGTACTCCAGTAAACCGGTCAGATATAACATTGTTCCAATCGCTCAATTTCATCAGTATCCGACTCTGGGTCCAAATCGTCTATCATAAAATCAATGTATTCGTTTACCGCCATACGGTACGCAATTGGATCTAATTCTTTCACAATTTGAGACCGGCTAAAACTTAAGTTGCCAATTTCAACATCGCCTTCGCTATCGAAAATGTCATCGACCATCTCAGTTACGAAATTAGTTTGCATTTTTAATCCTTTCTAGTACAAAAGTTTAAACCGCCGCCAGTTCCAATGCGTCCAGTTCGTCCTGTAATTCTTCCGTATTCATTTGCGGGAGAATCATAGTGATATAGTTCACAAACCGATCCGAGCTTGAATACCCTTGGTTTACAATATGCTCAATGATAAGAGCAATGTAATCATTTTTAGTTAAGCTTGACATTTTGGCGTCCTTTTCAATTTATAATAAGAGAATTCTACCACAATTTTACCTGAATGGCAACTGACTACTTAAGTAATCTAGTAAACCGGTCAGATATTCACGAGCTTACCTGTTTTAACCGAATAGTACTCATTTTCGACTACTGGGTAAACAGCACGGATTACTACTTCTGTATTAGTACCATATCGTTTTCTCACGTATGTAATACATTTCTTTACAGTTTCGAAGTAACCCGTATACTCAATAGCAGAGCCTTCGTAAATTAATGCGTATTGTTTCATTTTCATTCCTTTTTTCAATACTTACCGTTGATATACTGCAAAAGTTTTAGCATTTCTCAGTCGAACCGAGGCATCTGAATGCTTTTTACTACCACGAAACAAGAAACGAAATTTGTAACCTTTTGACTTAAGAATTGCGGACACTTTAGTACGAAATTCTACGGGAATTCCTTTGTAATACGATTGTTCGTATTCTGGGGAAATGTAATCATTTAGATTAAATTCGTTTTTTGTCATAGATTTTGCGTTTTTCATGTTATCAATTATACCAGATTTTGAGATTTTGTCAACCTGAATACTTTAGTAATCCAACGCCGAGCTAGATTACTAAAGCACTCGTAAGTGCCTATTAACCTAATCAAAAGTACTCTAATTCTCCGTTGAATACAAAAGTTTCAAATTCGTATCGCAAAGCTGTTACTTCGTCATTATAACCACATAGTTTTAACAAAGTTTCAATACGTATAACTTCAGTATTACCCAAGCCTTCTGTATACAAAAGTTCACGATATTTTCTGAGCAAGTCAATCATAGTATTACTCCTTATTCAAAAGTTCTAATTGGCCAATCACTTGAGCGGTCAAATTAAGAATTAAGTCTTCATTCTCCATATTAAGCACAAAGTCATCAGTTTCCAATTTATTACATTTTTTGTACAAATTGTCCAATGCTGTACGCAAAATGATTAGTTCTGCCTTGGTGCAGTGTAAAGTACTAATTTCCATGTTTTTCTCGCTTTCTTGCGTTTTTCATGTAGTCTATTATAAGCGATTTTAAGATTTTGGCAAGTGTACCGTTTAGTATTCAAGCCCTCCGGTACAGTATTGAAAGAATATTTCATTAAGAAACAAAAGTTGTAATTTTATGTCGCACGGTATGTCGCAGGTATGCGTATCGCTGTGGGTCTTAGACTCTCAGCACAACGCCGGAATTAATGCCGAAGTACTCAGAAACCATCGGAGGTGCATCAGTTTGTTTCAGAAAGGCTGCAGCGGGTACAGAAAAAGTATGCGTTTATTCGAGAGGAAATCTGAAAACAAAGGTATTCTTTTTCTGGTATTGTGCAGGGGCTGTGTGCATCCCAGTCTTGCTTTCGAATAGGTCAATTATACAGGCTCCAGAGATTTTGTCAAGTCACACAAAAGTTCTCAGTATTCCCAGTGGGTTATTCTATGATGACGCTTGCCATTCTTGGCCGATGTGTTATACTCTATTCATAGATTCGAAAAGGCAAGAAATGACACGTGAAGATACAATATCACTTATTATTGAGATTATGAAAAACCATGGTATTGAGCATGAGGATCAATTCTTAGAGTTTTGCGAAGAGCTTCAGACTATGAGCCAAGCCGAGCTCTCTGAGCAGTTGGCCATACTAGAAGACCTTGCACAATAACCCAGTAGAATGGTATAGTAATGGTTGCCATTCTCTGCCATTCTTGATATACTTGCTCCAACAAGTCAGGAGAACAACATGAGCAACGGCGTCAAATTCTATGCTATTCGAATCAAGGGTACCGACTTTTTTAAGTGTAGTGGTAAAAACTTATATTTTGCTACTTTTGAAGAGGCCATAACCAAAGGCGTATACTTCAATCAGCGAAAAACTGCTGAAAAGGTACTGAAGGCCAACACAAAACAATTGGCCGCAGATGGTTGGCCTATTAATTACAGCCAATTCGTCATTATTAATGAAAATGAAGACAAGTACTACTCTGGTATACAACA